ATGAAGTAATAGTAACGATAACAGAAGTAGCAGAAGAAGCTATTATTCAACTTACAGAAGTGTCTGAGAATGTTGTTGTTACTATTCAAGAAGCTTTGAATGGGGAAATTGGACTAACTGGTCCTCCTGGAGCAAGCGGCGGCTCAACCTCGGCATGGGAATATAACGCCAAGACCAACGCGACCAGCGGTTATCCGGGCAACGGCTACCTTTTATGGAACAACGCAACGCAGACAAGCGCAACAAGTATCATTGTCTCACACCTCACCGATGACGACACCGACATTGAGCTTTTACTTTCATTTTTCGTCGTCAATCAAAAAATCTTTATTCAAGACCGCGACGACTCAAGCAAAAATCAAGTGTGGCTAATCAGCGGAACGCCAACGGTGACAGGTGCGAATACGTCGACGGCTTATTACACTTTTCCAGTCACTTTGGTATCATCAGCGGGCGGGGCATTTACGAACAACCACTCGATTTTATTTGGACAAATCTCGGTAGCTACTAACGCCGTTACAAGCGCGACGACCAGCGATGGGACTTGCGCGTTGAGCGTGGCTAGTCTTGGCAGTCTTGGATTAGTTGAGGGTGCAACTGGATTCCAGTTTGGAGATGTTGAGACGGCGGCTGGAATGTTGGCTTTCAATTTTGACAATACAAGACTTAGTTGGGAAAGTGAATTACCCACCCAAAGAAGCTACGGATTTAATGTCTTAAATCTGGCGCAAGACGTTTTTTTATACATTCCGAACGCCACTGGCACACTTGCACTAACATCATCAACAACAGGCGTGCCAGACAAGCTCACAGACGGCACGATTGCAGGAACGCTAACGCTCAACAGCACAAGCTACACCTACGGAACAGGGGCGGCGGCGGCTCATCGCACGGCTTTAGGGCTTACAACGCTCGCAACGACAACCCCAGCGGTAAACGTAGCAACATTTCTCGAATCGCCAACCAGCGCGAATCTTGCAGCAGCGGTCACAGGCGAAACGGGCAGCGGCGCATTGGTTTTTGGCACATCGCCGACAATCGACGCGCCAACGATCAGCGGCAGCGCAGCATTCACATCGACGACACGCCCGACATCGGCAGGCACTGGAATGCCATCGGCTACGAGCTTAATGACAAGAGACGATGTTGCGCTAGAGCCATTTTACAACCTCGGCAGTGTTTTCCGCGTATCGGCAACGCCCGCTTTTGCAAATAGCGGAACTGGCTCAGCGGCATCTCAAGCAGCAGGCGACCGATGGGCAGCATTAAGCTCAGGAACTTCCAATAGTGGCTGGGGGAGAGCGCAAATAGGTAGAGGTATCACAACAATCCCATCATTGTCTGGAGCAGGTATAAACTTTGCATCAAAACTGGGAGTTTCGATTGTTTTATGGCTTGGAAATTCGGCAGCAACTAATAACTTAAACATTTTTCGATTGCGTTTTGGTTCAGATAACACACCTGTTGCCGATGGCGTTGATGCTGTTTCGTATCGAGGATTTGGTGTAGAAATTAAAGCACGTGGAACCTCACACGATTGGCGAGTGTATGGACACAATGGAACATCAATAACATATAGCGCATGGTCAAATACAGGATTGAACGCAAATTCACTTCAAAGCAGAATTTCCCTAACTGTAATGAGCAATGGTGCTGGAAGTATTACTGCTAGTATTGGCATAAATGGATCAAGAATACTATCAACCATATCAACAACTGGTGGGCCAACTACGGCAGGCACTAGCGCACAATCTCAGGTTGAGTGCCATGTAGCAAACTCAGCTAGCGGAACATTGCCATTGGCTGCCGCGCTTTACGATGCAATCTTTTACGCTCAATCATAAAATTATGCTCACACCAAAAACACAACTTGAAAAAGACCTAGCGGAAAAAGACGCTGGAATCATCCGTGCAGCAACTGCTTTGCACTACGCTGGAACCGTTATTGCAGCGGAGAACGCGCAGTTCTGGGCTTTACCACAAGATCGTTTGCTTGCCGTTCTCAACGACAACGTAGAGCGCACGCTGGCAATGTTTGAAGCAAACAGCGCAGCGGCTAACGCAATAAATTCGTTGCTTGATCAGATCGACAACGAAGCGTTGAGTCATCGCGTTCCGACTGCCATGCCTGCAAACTGGGTTTTTGCAAACGGAGCATTTGCATACGCTGAGCCACAGCCTGAGCCTGAACCTGAATCTCTTCTAGAATAAATATCATGATTGAGGAACACAGTGCGACATACAATATTGTCAATGGGCTTATCGGCATTGCCGCATCCTCATTAGGGGTCATTACTCAGTTCCAAGAACAATTGGATTGGGCTTTGAAAACATCTTCTACAATGTTATTAATTTGTGTTTCTATTGTTACTCTTTACAACCTATTGAAAAAGAAATGAACCAAAAACAATCTAGAGCAAGACTATCTCTGTATATTCTTATTGCAATGGGAACAAGTGCCAGCGCTGGCTTAACAACAGTTGATTTTTCGGATTGGCGAGAGACTGTTTCATTTATGCTATCAGTTGCAATGACAGGATTAATAACGGCACGAAGCTACATCGACCAAACACCAAGCAGAATTGATCAATGAACTACAGAATTCTTCATCCAATTAAAGAAGGAAAGCGCAAATATAGATTTGCAGCAGTGGGAGTAAATTGCATAGCCTTGAAGGGTAAGTTATCACAGCATCCGAATGTTGAGTTCTACAGCGCTGACGGAGTGCTAAGAGCATGGATTAAGAACGGATGGATGTTCGCAACAAACGAGTATTTTTGGAACGGTTGCAGCCCTAAAAAATACGTCGGGATTCACCCGTTTGGATTTTGGGCGGGAACACCAGACTTTGCTGGCACCATCGAAGCATCATTTTGGCACGATGTTCTTTTCCAGTTCTCGGCGGTCGGCATGTATGACTTGCGTGATGCAAATTATCAATTTTTATATCTCATGGAACGTAACGGCTTTACTCTTGCCAGTCACTACTACGATGCTGTTGAAGCATATGGAGATAAGTATTTTGGCAAAGACAAAGATGGAGTATATGTTAAAATTTTATAAGATATGTTAACGAAATCTGTTTCGGGAACATAAGCAAAAACATTGGATACCAATGAACTCACATAACAATAAATTATGAAAAAATTAATTACAATTATTCTAACAATTATGCTTGCGTCGTGCGTAGAAAAAATTACAGTGCAGGGGCAATACGGGGAATATTCCTTCAAACCCCGCAAAGTAATCGTCATCGAGGAGGCTAAATGAATAAACAACAAATCACAGCAATGCAGCAACGCATTCATGACAAGTTTGATAAGAACTTAATAGTGGATGGATTTTGGGGACAACGATCAATTGTTGCATGTCAAAGTTATCTACGTTCACTTATGCCTAGCCCTAATCCATGGCCTCGTAGTGACCAAGGAAGCCTTAATAAGTTTTATGGTAAAGCTGGTGATGAAAGCAATCTTGTCTCAATTACTTTCCCATTCCCAATGTATTATGATGGGAAGCTTGTAAAAACAACACGCGTAAATAAGCGTTGTTCCGCATCATTACTTCGGGTCTTGACAGCTATTAGCGACAAGTATCACGGGAACAAGGAAGTCATTGAAGAAGCTGAAGACTATGGTGGGGTGTTCAACAACCGCAACAAACGGGGAGGCTCTTCCAAATCCCTTCATGCCTTTGGCGCTGCCATTGACATGGATGCGGATGACAATACTTTCAAAGATTCTTGGCCAATGATTGCTGATATGCCATTGGAGATTATGGAAGAGTTTGCTAAGGAGGGTTGGTTGTCTGCTGGCGCTTTTTGGGGTTATGATGGGATGCATTTTCAGGCAACAATTTAAATTAAGTTAAATCAAATTATGAAGACAACGAGCAAAGTTCTATTAAATATTAGTGATCTGCACGTTGGATCAACCGTTGGGCTATGGCCTAAAGACTTCATTACTAATGAAGGAAACCATATTGGTCAAAACAACTTTCAGAAATGGTTGTGGTTGTGTTGGGTAGATATGCAGTCTTGGGCATGGAAGGTTATTGGAGATGATGACTTTGATATTGTTATTAATGGTGATGCTATTGATGGAATTCACCACAGAACCTTACAAGTAATGACACCTGATGTAGGGGATCAATTCGCAGCCGTTAAGCATATACTTGGTGACATGGCAAAAAAATGTAAAAATATCCATATCATCAAAGGAACGGAATGCCACACAACTAACTTTGAGATTGCACTAGGTCACGCTCTAGGCGCATCGAAAGACAAATCCACAGGTCAACATGCATGGGACAACCTCGACTTAGAAGTTCACGGAACGCTTTATAACTTTGCGCATCACATTAGTGCGACAGCGCGAACATACCTCGAGGCGAGCGCACACAGCATCATGCTGGGCAACCTGACCCATTCACGAGCAAGGACAGGCAAGCCAGTTCCAAAGGTCATGGTAAGGGCGCACAGGCATCGCCACGGCATCTGGCAGGATGGCAATCAGACAAGTGCAATTTGTGGAGCTTGGCAGGGGTTAACTCGATTTGGACATAAAGTAGTTCCAGACGCGATCCCGCAACCTAGCGCAATTATCTTTGATCATCGTGGGCTTGATAAAAACGAAACGCCACTAATCCACCAACGAGTTTACACAGCAAAATGAAAACCATCGGAAACAGAAAGCAAGTCATGAGCGCACTTGATTATGCGCTGGAACAAACTGAGACAGTGAAGCGAAAAGATGATGAATTCACATCAAGCGAGTTTTATAATGCATTGATTGCTAAGGGTGTAAAAATATCCAACTCAGGCGCAATGTACCGGTTGAAGGAAATGGTTGCTAGGAGAGAACTAGTAAAGCGCAAAACTATGATCAACGGCGCAACAACCAATTTATATAGTAAACCTAGCCTTTAATAAGGATTCTGTTATTAAACATAATGAACGTATCCTTTAATATGGATGATAGCCAATCTGCGTAACCTCAAATCTTCAAAGTAATTTTTACGTAATGATAGTTTATTTTTGCACAATAAACTAACATGGTTTATTGTGCATTAAGCCCTATGAAAACCCTATATTGACATAAGAATTATTTAGTCTTGCCAACAATATAAAATCAATTAACTTCTTTTCAGGTATGAGTATTCCAATGCAGCGGTATCCAATCTTTGATGTTTCGACACCTTTGCGTGACTTAATATTCTATGAGGTTGTAGACTTCAATATTAGGTCAAATAGAGATATGGCATATGGAACGCCTCACCATAATGTTCCTGCTTATCCTAATCATGAACTTGTTTACATTATGCCAAATGACAAAGAGGCTAAAACTTATCGTTTTTACTATGCTGCAAAAAGAGAAAATCAAGATGACTACAATTGGGAAATACAAACTGGTGAACAATTGACCAGAACTTATGTTATTAAGCGTGAATTATATTTTGAAAGATCCTCATTGGAAGCAGAAGTTGTTGATGAGTTTACGTATCCTGCAATTGGAACGCCAGATATTCGCTTTCCTAAATACGGCTTTGCAGATGATTCGGTAATGCAAAGTAACCAAGAAATTACGAGTCTTTATGTTTTTGTAAAAAGAAGATTCATCGAGCCAATTACTTCGGAGCTTAATTGGGATGATGACTTGGAAAGATATGTTTTAATCACAAAAGAAATTATTCCAGCAGAGGTTTACCCAACTCCTCCAGTAAGAATAGCTGGCTACACTAGTGAGGTTAAGCAGGGCAATACTTTTTTTGATGCAAAAATAACTAGACAGGTAATTGGAGAAAGTAATGAAATTGGAGACGAGCAAACATATCCTTATGAACTTGCTCCTATTCCTAGGTCAATTGATCAACCATTTCCTGCAAAGCTAAACTCTATTGACTTAGTTACGGCATGGGCTTGGGCTATTTCAACAAGTGCTGCGCCAGCTTATGATGAGGCACATTATTGGAGATGGAACATTGTATCCGCTCGTCCCGGCCCTTATTCTGCTACATCAAGAAGATTTATTACTGACGATCCTGAAACAATTCAATTGCTTTATCCAATTGATATTATTCCAAAGCCAGTAAGAGATGTAATTGGAATTGTTTATTCTTGGTTTAGCGCAGGTCAACAAGGAAATATTGCAGTAGCTTCAGCAAGTGAGGTGGAAGTTCCTTCAACTATTCACGATGAGATTATTGTGGCTGAGAATTTAGAACCAGATGGTCCAACTGCCTCAGAACTAAAAAAAGCATACACTGAAACATTAGATGCGACTCCGGGCTACGCTGAGTTCATGACAAAGATTGAAAATGGAACAGTAATCCTTGATCATAAAACGCAAAAAATGCCAATGGGTCTTTATATGGTAGAAGTTATTGAAGTAAACATTGAGAATCTATATGGCTGAACAAGAAGTAAATAGTATTGGGAAAACGCTTAAAGACTTTAATGCATCAGAAGATACATTAATGGGTTCTATGCCGAGCAACCCTCCGCGTGAAAGTTTTGTTTCTCCAGTTGGCGAGTATTTTGGTGGTCAAAAAGCTCCAATAATGTCACGGAAATTTGACGACAAGGTTGAAAATATTCCTAAACGTTATGCTCCATTTACGCCTATTGTAGGAACAGTTGGAGCAACTTATAAAGTTTACATTACTGAAGGAACTTTGATTTGGTGCAATTGCTCAAATAATGGAAAGGTTTTTATGTACTTTGACCCTGTAGTAAAGGCTGGAGACAACTACATTGAGCACACTATTGCAGATGGGCAGTCATTATTATTATCTATCCCAGTAGGTTCTGATGGCGTTCCTAGCCCCGCTGCTGGCGACTTAGCGTTTTTTGTTGCTGACACTGCAACATATGATGGAGGAACACATTTCTACCCAGAAGTTGGAGATTATGCTGGCAATGCTGGCACTCATGTTTATAGGATGCTAGACTTTAGCCTAGTAGGTGATGCTCCAATAGTTGCATCTCGGCATTGTGGTTCGAACTTGCTACATTATGATGAACGTGCTGAAATGATCAATGTTACAGATTCAATTGTTGATGGCGTTGATTATGGCGTTTTAAAAGAGGCTGATCCAGATTCAGATAGGATTACTTTCAGAACTCTTACACAAAAACCATATCCTGGAGTTGAAATTATTGATCCTGTTTCTGCCGACTCAATTCAAATAAGAAGAGTGAAAGAGCTTGATCTTTATCCACAAGTAAAGGTTCTTGAAGATGATGGAGCTATTTTAGTAAGGGGCAATAATGCTTATGGCTCACTATCTGTAACCAACTGCGATGGGATTACTACAACTTTGTTATCGTGGGAAGATGGATTAATTACTACAGGAATAGACGTTCCTGAATATATTGACTTTGTTGCTGGATGTTCAGATTCGGGATCAGGAGGTATGGTGTGACTTATGCTGCTATTGTTTGTTGCCATCAAGAAGATGCTTCAATGCTTCCATTCTTTATGTCACAATGGAAGAAGGTTTATCCTGAAGTTCAACTATGGCTCGCTAATGACTCTGTCAGTCCAGTAATTGATGCCTGTGGACTTCCATTAACTAAAAAAGTAAAATGGGGCAAGGGTGTTGGTCGTGAGATGGTTGAGGCAATGTTGAGCACTGGCGCAGATATTGTTGCCAAGGTTGATGTTGATGGATGGCATCAAGAGCCATACTTATTTGCTCCTTTTGCGGATGAGAGTATAATGGCTTGTGGAATAGCTTGGCTCAATGATCCCGGACGCTTTCTTGGTATTGGCTATGCTGTAAGGCGTAAAGCATTGTCACTTATTGAAATGTCAAACTCATGCGGAGATTGGGTAAGTTCGCAGGAGGATTTTTCTGTATGCAATGCTGTCAGGTTTGCTTTTCCTAATGGAGTATTTCTTTACAAAAATAAACATTGTCGCAGGGCTGACACCGATCCTAGCTCGTCTTCCGTGGTTCATTGCGGGATTCATGGACGCAACGACAAAGGAAGGAAACTTGCCTTAGGAGAAATGTTTAATTTGTCACAAGGTAACCCAGTTGTAGCAACCTTTGCAGAAACATGGATAGGATTGTCAATAATGCCCGATCGTCTGTCTTCTGCACGAAAAGTGCTAAACGGGCTACTTGCTAACACTCTTGCGCCTACTGGCATTGTTGTTGCAATACCTCACGTTATAAAAAGAACAGGGCAAGAATACAGCTTAGAGTTTCTAGAAAGCATCTCATCTATTGACGAACGAATTAAAATTGTTCGATGCGAGGACAATGGTCCAATTACAAAGTATTTAGAACTTGTGAAGTATGTATCAAATCCAAAGGCTTTATGTATTATTGTTGATGATGACATTAATTATTCTTCTCAATTCATACAGCGCATGAGCGCAAACTATATGGCAGTAGATGATGAGGTTATATCCAATAATGTTTTAAGGGTAAGAGGGTTTGATTGGGTTGTTCCCGAAGGTTTTTCTGGAGTTGGTTTTATGCGCGACGTGATTGAACTACCGCATTTTGAAAGCTATATTGAGTTTTCCAAACAGAACACGGAATCTTTTCTGGCTGATGATGCATTAATGGGCTTTTACTTTAACTTGATTGGCGCAAAAGTGTCTTCTTCTATTACTCAAATATTTACTACTCCAATGAATGAGAACTACGATGAAAACGCTTTGCACAAGATTGGCAAAGGACATTTGTCAAGATACAGACAAGTGATTGACTGGCTCAACAAAAATGTGCATACTTTTGAATACGCAATGCCACAACAATTAGAAAATAAATAACTTTATGACACCTAAGAAAATATCATCAGTTCAACGATTATTTGCAACAGCAACACCTCAGTCAAGTGGGTCATCTGGGACAATAATTATTAATGCAAATGCAGTTAATAAGACACTTAGCCCGACAACTTGTTTTCCATTGTTCCGCAAGGTTAGTATTTTTGATGCTACTGAAACTGGGACATGGCAGATTTCAGACTCTGAAGTGGTTGGTTCTGCTGCTTATGTTGCAGCAATTGCCCAGCAACACTCCATAACTTGCGTCGATCCAATTACGGAATTTTCCTACTTAGATATAGGAATAACATCTTCCGTATATTCGGCGCTTGACGATGATACTCTTGTCGTTAGAATTGGAATAACCTCTTCATCTTCCATAAATAAATTAAGTAGTCAATTAGCATTAAAACTCAACCTCAATAAGCAATTCAGTCAATATTTTATTGCTTCATCCTCAAGCACAACATTAACAGTAAAAAGAATAATTGACACTTACGGATTAGTTACTGATGCAACAATGAATGTTTCTCTTACTGTATTTAGTGGAGTAGGAACTGCTGTGCCAACATCTACAGAAAATGAAGCAGGTTCCTTAGCGCAAGGTGTTCTATGGGAAGGCAATGATCCAGTTGATGCAGAGGGCGTTAGCGTTCCTGTTCTTTACGGATTATTGAAGGCTTCTATGATTAATTGCATATCTGGACAAGGTAATGTTTTTGATTCTGTTACCGATCGTTTTATTCCAGCAATTGAGGGTAGTTGTGACAGTCATTGCAATAGTGGCGTATCAACTGGGTTTGGAGGGATTGTAACCGTATATTGCACAACTGCGCCATTTATCCTTGAAATGACATTTGTCGCGCTTATTGATTAATATTTCTTTAGTCAACTAAAGAATCAAGTTGATTATTTCAATTGATAATAGTAGTTTTCTTTTGTCATGTCGCAGTCAATTACATTTGCAGATGCCGCAGCTAGGTTTAGTGGCTTGGTTACTACTGAAGTCAACATTACTGACGCTATTCAAGAGGTGGTAGATCGTGCTTATGAAATGGGACGATGGAGAGGAATGATTGAAGAAATTGAATGCACAACCAACCAATACGTCACCATTAGTGAAGACACTGAAAAACAAGAAGTTTATTTTGATTTTGACCCTGATCAATTTGACGGAGCTATTGGGTTCCGTCATGGAGGAAGAGGATACGGAATTAAGACATTAGTTTCTCTATACCAAGAAGATACAGGAGTTGGTAATTTGTCCTTTATTGATATTGGTGATGTTATTGTAGATGATGTCACTTACCGTCGCTATCGAGCACCTCGTTCATGGAACACTCCCATAACGGAGCTGTACGCGCTTCTAAAGAAGGTTAGCAAGTCTCCGCTAGAAGATACAGACATTTTACCAATCAAAAGCATTGGCGCGCTTAAATCAGGCATTCTGGCAGTTGCATACGAAAACGTAAATGACATGGAGCGAGCAGATGCACATTGGCAAAAATTTATGCTACTTATGGAAAGAGCACAGAAGCAATACAATGGAGGTCGGAAGATCTCTATTCGATTCAATGACAACATTAGAAAACGTCCAACCCAATTCAAATAATGGCACTACAAGAAGATCCCACTAAAACTTTTGGTTCTACTTCTTATTTTAAGAATAAGGATGATCAACGCAAAGCAGTTAATGAAACTCGACAAGCCGAGAGGCAAAAGCGTATAGCGACGCAATTGCTTCGACGTAACATGAAGAAGTCCATGAGGGCTGGTGGCGATGGAGGTAATTTCATGCAAGCTGCCAAACTTGGCAAACTAGACATCTTTGGAAGCAATGGGCTAGGAGAAGAGGCTGGTGCTGCCATGAGAAGGGCGCGTTACGACGTTGATCAAAACTTTCAAGCAGCAGCCAAGGCAAAGGCTATGGAAGAGTCTAAAAAGGGCAATGCGGGGCAAACGCCAGCAATCAACACAGGTGCGCCAATGCAAGCTGACTCGATTACTCAAACTGGAGACACTACTCCAGCCAATACAACTCCTCCCCCACCCGTATCTAGTCAAGTAGCAACTCAACCAGCAGACTCCAAATCTGTATTAACTCGTCCTGATTGGGCTGATGAAGTAAAAAATGACAGGACGTTCAAAGATGTTGATTTTAATGATCCCGGAACTCTTGCCAAAATTCAAGGAAAATCAAGAGCTGAAGTATATGATATGCTTATGAAAGCAAAAGCCAGCAGTTTCATGTCTGGAGCAAGCAGGGCTGGCGCAAGCATGATAGCAGATGAAGAAGCTGCAATAAAATTAGCAGCAGAAGCGCAAGCAAAAAAAGAAAAAGGAATTTTTGATTCAAAAGTAAAAGACAAAGTTGATACGGCAATTATGAATTCCGCTGCGGGTTTAGATCGTGATCCTGATGGAGGCATTTTAAGAACAAGTAAAGCTGACACTGCATCTTATAATTTTGCACTGGAACAGGCAACCATGATTAATAAGTTGGCTAATAATTTGTCAGAGGAAAATTTTCAGTTCATGGGGACGACTAGAGAGAAGTTCTTACAGAAAGCTGCTCAAAATAATCCAGTAACTAATGAGTATCAAACTCCAAGCGCAGATTACTATTCAATGTCGCTTGAAGACCAAGTTGCTGATCTTCAAAAAAGAAACAAGGATTATGATTCTGGAAACTCTCCACCTATAGGAACAGTTAAACAATATGAATACAAGTTGTCTGATAATGGAGAAATTGTAGTTGAACTTAATCCTAATTACAAATCAAAAGAAGCAGAAACTTACGAGCAATTAAAGTTTGAGTCTCAGGATGGCGCTTCAACATTAATGAAAAACACTCGTGATCTTGTCTTGGCTGAAGACAAAGCCAAGCAACAAAGACTTGATAAACTAGCATTGGATAGAGCACAATATCAAGAACAACGTATACGTGATCAACAAGCAAAAGCAGCTGCTTCAACAATGTTTGGAACTGGATCTTAAAATAATTACTTACTAAATTAATATGGCTGAAGAATTTGATAAATTAACTGAATCAGACAAGCTGCGTAGCTTTGTAGACACTAGCGGATTTAGAGAGCAATTAGCAGAAAGCACTGCTAAGATTTTTGATACAGAATTAAAAAGCATGCAGCTTGATGAATCAAAAATTGATATTGCTGAAAAGCAAAAACTATATGCGTCAAATGAAATTGAGAGACGAGAAAAACAAAAAGCAACCGAATATCAAATCAAATTTGCAGAATCTTCTTTTAATGCAAAAAATGTAGATGAAGTTAATTCGGCTGCGCAAAAGTTTATATCCGAGAATCCTGGTTCCGCGTTATACGTCAGTCCTGCAATTGACAATAAAATTAAATCCTTGTCTGGCCAATCAGCTACAAAAGGTCAAGAATTGCAACTTAAAAGAGAAAAAGAACTTGAGGAACAACAAACTAAAGCAGATAAGGCAAGGCTAAGAGCAGACTCATTAAAAAGCGAGGTTGATGCAAGAAACATATTAATCCAAGATAATTTAAGTTCTGGAGCAGTTGATCAAGCTGTGCTAGACATTACCGCTGATTTGCCAGAATCTTTTTATTCTGAGTCTAACAAAGCATTCAGTGAAATTAATAATATTACAGATCCTCTTGGCAAGCAACTAGCTGCTCAAGAATTTGCTAAAAAATATCAACCAATTGCAAGAGGTTACAGGATTGCAAAAGTTGTTACTTCTGATTTCTTTAATGATAATCTTCCGTATCTTAATGCACTTAGGGAAACCAAAAATGAATTTTTTGTAGACAAAGATGGGAAGCCTATTTCTCTTGGCAAATTAATTGAACATCTTGGTGGTGCAGACACTGAAGACGGTGCAAGTAGGGGGTCTATTCTTTTTGATCAATTAATTAGCGAGTCTAAGGATGAGGGTGAAATAAAAAAACTTATGGACATGCGTAAAAACTTTGATCAAATTTCTGACTTGCAAAAACTTCAAGCTAAAGTTATTGCAACTAGTAAAAGTGATTCACTTGATTCTGAAGGAATACCACTTACTCCTGAAATGCGCACAGTTAAACTAAGATTAGAGACTGCTGCTTTTGCAAGGCAATCCGAAATAGTTGCGGCTTCAAGAGATATTGAAATGAAACGTGAACTAGAAAATCTTGGATTAATGCAAAAACAAGCCAATCTTGAAAAGACTGTTGTTCAAACTGATACAGCAAAAGATGTAAACGCCATTAAGCTTTTAAGTATTTCATTGACCAGCGCATCAGAAAAATTAAGAACAATATCAAAAAAAGCAGATAAAGAGCTTGAGGAACGAAACACAGTTAATGCTTCGACTAAACTTGCTCTTGAGGCAGCACAAAAAGAATATAATGATCTGCAAGATAAAATTCAAAATTTTAAAACCCAGAACAATGATGATGGGAATCTTGATGATTGATAAAAACAAAATTAATTCACCAAACTAAATAACATGTCTGAAATTTCTCCTATTAATACTGAAAATGATAAATTACCTATTGATGATCAGCCTAATAATGCAACAAATATAACTCCAGTTATTGCTCCTTTAGATCAATCAATAAAACAAGAAGCTTCCACAGCCAAGGCTCCTAAAGTTCCAGATGTAGAAAAAACAAATGCTCGCCGCAAGACTTATGAGTTTTTGGATATCGACCCAATTGATTCATTAAATGTTTTCAATAAAGTAAATAAAAATGAATGGAGTTCTGCTGATCCTTCTCGTCGAGATGAAATTGCTTCTGAGAGATTAAATGAGCTAAATCAAAACTTAATAGCAGCAGACCCTAGCACCCCATCTGGGCGTGTAGAGATTCCATCATTGCGCAAAATAATTGTAGACGGTAAAGAGACAGAAGAGTTAGTAAATGTTCCTGCTAGCGACAGTTCTGGAAGGCTTAGCAAGGCTGGTCAGGATTACTACAATCAATCATCTTCTTTACTTTCATCAGCAGCAAAAGATGAGAAAGGTGGACTACGCATAAATCCACTTACTGGGAAAACGGTATCGAAAATTGGATCTCGTTTATTAACGCCATATGCAAAAGATGAAATTGATCCTGAGAGATTTTCTGTAAATGAAGAAGGAATTAAATATGAAAAATTAAATCCAGAAGATGTTGTTGATTACGCGCATGTTCGCAGAATTTATCAGGCAAGAGCGAAACAAGCTGGCATATCCTACAAAAAATTAATTACTGAATTAATAAGTCCAGGCGAGTCATTGGATCAACTTGATGTAAATAGGCGCATTGTATCTGATATTGGATACAATGCGGGAACCTATGAGGATGGATCAAGTGGTGAATTTGTTAATGATCTAGAGCTGCTTGCACAAATTAAAAATTCAAAAATTGGTTCTGAAAACAAAGAAGAAAATGAAAAGTTACAGGCAATACTTACCAAAAGTATTGCAAGACTTAAAGCCGAAGAAGGCATGGGTTCCAAATTGGTTGATCTTCATGATGGTCAACCAATTTTCAATATGGAGAAAATAAAAAATATTAATGATATTGAACAAGCATTAGAACAACTTCCAATTTCTAAAACAGAAAAACAATCACTTAAATTAAACTTCAAGACAAATTTTGAATCCCAAGCTGTTGAGTTAATTAGAAAACTAGATGTTGGGGATCAGATGACTGATCTTTTCAGGAATAATGATGGACTTGAAAAACTTGCTGATTACATAGATCCGGAAACACGTAAAAAATTAGATATTCCTGATTTCCGTGATTTTAGCTCGTTTGAATCATTTACAAATTCTGGGCTATCTGCATATGATTGGCTAAAACAAAATTCTGATTTATACGATACTAATATTATATCTTCCAGCATAGAAAAAATTCTTCTTGGAACGCTTGACTCTTTTGACTCTACTAGAGTTGCTGTTTTAAGTCTTGGAGCTGGAATTGCTCAAGCAGGCATGTCTGTATTGCCAAATACCATAAGCGAAGGACTTAAAGGTAGAGAGTTGCTAGAAGATGCACGGCTAGGTTTAGCTGAAGGGAAAGCTTTTTTTTCAGAAATGAAAAAAGGTAGAGCTGCCCAGCTTGGGAAATGGGATTTAATAGGCAACGAAGATAGTTATATTAATATTACAAGTGATGATATTTTTGACGCTGCTGGAAATATTATTGAAATGTATCTTACGCTAGGTACTTCAAGCGCTGTAAAGGGTCTTGGACTAATTGGATCAAGAACATTGACCGTTGCAGCATCCAAAGAGTTAGGGAAAAAAGCTGCTGTGGAGTCAACAAAAATGGCAGCAAAATTGCAAGGCGCAGATTCTTTATTGTTAAGGAACATTGGCAAGATTTCTAAATCTGGAATTGAGTTTAAAGAAGGTGCTAAAGCTTTATGGCAAAACGCAGAAGCATTGAATACTGCGGCAAATGTATTAAAGACAAGTTTGTATGGCTCATTTACGTCCGCTGGTGGCGGTATCGGAGAAGGTTATTCACGCGCTATACAAGCAGGCAAGAGTGAAGACGAAGCTCTTATTGAAGCTACCTCTACTGGGCTTAGCAATGGCCTTGCTACTTTTGTTGCAATGACTGTAATGAACGGGTTGTTTCCTAGTCTAGGTGTCGAGAAAGGGCTTATTAAAGCCTCTGAGGGAGTTGGATTACGCACATCAATCAGAAACACTATTGCTAGAAACAAATCTTCCGATTCTATTTCAAAGGGCCTTAGGGAATTAGTTAAAGATAAAGCAACATTAAAGGGAGTTCCAAAAGGTGTTGCAGATGCAATGCGTGGCATTTCTAAATCGCAAGGAATTGTTGGCTTTGGCAAATCTGTTACTTTTGGAAGCATTGCAGAAGGCATTGAAGAATGGGGTGATGAAATGCTTGCTCCCGTTATTAATGCTTATCTATTAAAAAATGAATCTGCTCGTAAACAATTAGAAACAGATGGGTATTGGCTTGGAGCACTTAAGGCTGGAGTTATTGGCATGTTGATGGGTGGAGCAACATCTTTAGGAACAAAAACTTCTGAAGGTAAAGCAAAGGCTTTTGAACTTGCTAATCAACGTATGGATTCTTATATTGAAAGAGTTCTACCTGCATATAAAGGAATGCAAGACGAGCTTGTATCTGTAAAGTCTACAACTGCCGAGGGAGCCGAAGCAATTGGCACATTACGCAATATTTTAGAAACTGGCACTACTGACCAAAAGGTTCAGGCGTTGACAGAGCTTGGCAAACAAAAAATTCAACAATTATCTTTTGATGCGAATACCAAACAAGAAGGTGTTTTAAAAACTCCATCTACTCCTCAAGATTCTGACACGAGCAAAAATCCAGATGCAAAAGGTGACCCAATAACTCCAAAAGAAAAAACTACTACTGTAATTGAAAAAAAGAAATTTGATATTCCAAGTAAAATAACAAATAAACAAAATAATGTAAATGTCCCAGTGCAAGAAGAAAGCAATCTTGCTTCATTTGCTTACAATCAAGCGCATGGTCTAGAGATTAAAGATACGAATATGCCTAGTCCAAAACTCGAAGTAAGTGGCTCTAGCGTATTCCAAAAAGTTGGTGGCAATATCACTGTTACAAGTTATAACATTAATGGCAATGAAGCCGATCTTCATAGTTTTGAAGATACAAATGGAGATACTATTTTTACAAATAAAACCAATTTAGGGAAATTATTACTCAAGTCGCATGGCCAAGGAGTTGTTCTTAAGAATTTATCAAAAGTTTCAAATACTGATAACGTTGCTTCTTTAATAAAATCCTCAGAAAGCAATGTTGATAAAAATCAAACACCAGAAAAAGATAAAGCTTCTGATCCTGAAGTCACAGAAAAAGATGATTCAAATAAATCAACTTCTGAGCAAGATCCTTTGTCAACAGATACAGCTCCTATTGAAGCAGAGGAGAAAACTGAAGATATTTACGATGAGAATAAACAAGTTGTTGGAGAAAATAAATTAAAACCAGCACTTAAAAAAGTTTACGACAAGTATCGAAATTATTTTAATAGAAAGAAAATTGGTATTATTATTGTAACCAATGCTAGTGAGCTTGAAAACATACCCGAATTTAAAAACTTTAAAAAAACCTCAATGGGATTTGCAGGGACAATTAATATTGGGAAATCAAATCAACGCGATGTTATTGTTATTATAACAGATAATATTGAATCCCAGAAAGCAAGCACACCAGAGGCATCTATTGAAACAATTTTTGAAGATATTCTTGAGCACGAAAATGCTCATGTCATTACAAAACGATTTAATAGAACAAAAAAAGGCAATAAGCTCAGGAAGGATTTTGAAGAAGATTTATTCAACAATCAGAAACTTAATGAAGCAATGGATGAAGACTATCCAAGTTTTTCAAAACAAAGTAATGATACCAAGTTTTTTGAATTTGTTAGAACATTTGTTTCTGGAAAACTAACTAATAGAACTTTGTCTGCGATGATGAGCATCAGCCCATCAATGAAGAAATGGATAGCTGGATTTATTAAGTTTGCAAAAAAAGAACTAAAAAACTACAGAGGAGCTAAGACTTATTTATCTGCATTTGAAAAGTTTTACATTCAAGAAATTAAGGATGACGCTGCGTTATTCAAGTATTCTCCATCATCCACTGAAGCATTTAAGAATTTTATTACCAATCTTATATCAAAGGTTTCCCCAACCAAAGCTCGCAAACAAGGAAAGCTTTTAACAACAAAAGAAATTGACTTTAGTAATGTTGATAGATATGCAGATGCTTTTACTGATTTTCTTAGAACTGGAATTACAGATTTAACATCTCCTAATGATTTAGTATCTAAACTAGTCGATATTCTTAATGGATTTTCTGAAGAATCAATTGGATTAGGGCCAGAATCTAAAAAAGAAATTTTCAATAAAGTAATTGAAGATTGGAGAAATAACGAAACAAACACAGATATTCTTAATGCATTGTTGGATGCCTCTAATAAAATTGGATCAGTCGATAACGCTCCTCACATTTCTGACGAGTCTACTCCTGCTTCAGAGATGGTTCTTAAAGCTACTGAAGAAAGACTAGCATACAACCAGTATACGCGCATTAGAAAGACAGTTGCAGACACTCTTGTAGTTTTGGTCAAGAACGATACAACCGCCACCCAAAAGGCTGTAACAGAGATTGACAAGCCTTCTGACACTCAAGGAAATTCTGCCAGTAATGCGTATATCTTAGGGAGGATTGATCAAGCAACTGGTGAAATTATTGATCTTGGATTTGAGGTAGGAGACGTTGTAAGCGTAGTCAATTCAAGCGGCGATGTTATACAACATTTAGTTTACGTTAAATCGGAAATCTTCATTGCGCCTAATGGACAGAAAGAAGCTAGGCATGAGTTTCTTTCTGGAGTTGTTTCAGAAAATGGCAAACTAAGTTCTTTTGGGATTGGTTTGCAAACAATGTTTTCTGACAAGTTTCGGAAAGACTTTGAAGAAAGTGGGCTTGTTGATGATATGTTTGCTGTTGAAAGTGGCAATCTGAAACTTGATAATGTTGATAAATTATTGCAATTTGTTTTTGAATCACTCACTAATAAGGCAATTAATTCCGAAGGCAAAAATATTAACTCAATTGAAATTGCTGGAAAGAGCTACACATTTAATGATTTATTTTTATTTGATATTACAGGAAAGACTAGTGATGCCAATGCATCTCCATTTTATTACAAAGATGGCAAAATTGTAGTAAACATTGATGCGTTAAGAACTGAGTTTTCTTTTATTAATGACAGTCTTTTAAAGGACTCTGATAACAAAAAAACTATTGGATTGCTTATTGCTCAAGCGGTTCGCACCGCAATTGACGAAGAGTTGCTTCACCACATTACAACACTGACATTTGGTGAAGATGAACTTGTTAGCCTATATAACGATTTAGCAGAAAATGATAGATTTAGTGGCTTGTTAAATCAAATTGCCAATGCGCAAGGTATTTACGTATCTAGCGAACAATTTACAGATCAGCAGCGTTATGTTATTGCTACAGAGTTCCTTGCATTTATTAATCAAAAGTCTTTTGATGGCGCAACATATGCAGATCAATACAATCAATTACTCAAGTCTTACGCCAGTGCCAAGCCAGATGGGAAAGCTCTTGCTACTGCATCTTTATATGGAAAACGATTTAAAGATATTCTCATAGCTAGATCCGCTACATCACTAATGGCTCCGCGTCTTATTGACATGGTTAACAAACTATCAGTATTGAAAAGCGAAGTCATGCCAAAGCAATCTAGCTCCAACATGGCCAATGTATACGCAAACTTCAATGCAGATGCATACACTAAATCCAGAGGTCGTATGCAGCAATCTATTGATAATGCATTCTTAAAACAATATTCCGCTGTAAATGACTTGCGCACTTACCTTGCTGAGAGTCGATTAATGGCAAATCAAATATTAGATTTTGACTTTAACAATAACACTGTTTCTTTATCTCCAGAATTTAGGGCTGTATATCAAAACAAAATTACAGCCGAAGAATTGGCTGAACTAGATGATTACTTTAGCCGACTAAACAATGATTCTGTAGTAAGAGAGTTTCTTGTTACGCTTTCAGCCGCAAGAGCAAGTCTTGATGCAATTACTGAGCAAGTTGACGTGAACAATAATGATCCTGATTTGGGTAATAGATTTCAACAAGCAACTAAAAATTACAATAATCTTGTATTGGACTATGCTGATATTTTCCTAAACAAAAACCTTACAAAAGTTGATGAGTTTGGTAGATCCTTTGCAGTAATTGGTTCCGAGCTTGGAGGAGAATCATTTCCTGTTTATTCAGAAACATCTGATAACTCTGTCACAGTCAAATTTAATGCAGATACCAGCAATGTCACTATATTCACATACGATGTTAATTTGTTTGGTTATGAAAATCAAAATCCAAGTAACGCAATTAATGACCGATATGAACAAAGAAAAAAATTTGCAGATGTTAACAATGATTTGGAAAAAGCAAAAACAGAAACTCTTTGGTTTTATGGCTACAGGGGTAGATACACAAGTTCCGATCGCCAAAACTTTCCCAACAAGGTTTCGACAATTGAAGGCAATGCGGCGTTTCTTGGAGAAGAGGAATTCAACTTCTTTTATATTTCAAGAATTAATGGAGAATCATTTAGATTAAATAACAACCCATATAGTTACACTGACTTTAGGAAAATGATGGGTTTTAATCCCATTGATTTCAAGATCAATAGTGATGGGGAAAAAGTCTTCTTAAACTTCAATGAAGTTATTAATAAATTTATTATTTCTGACGAAGAACTTGAAACTGGTGTTTCAAATACAAGCACTGGAGAATCTTACACGGTTACAATTCGACGCATGTCCGAAAGCAAATTGCTTAAGGATTCGGAACCAGAGAGACAAAGAATTGTTCTAGGATCTGCTTTGCAAAGGTTTTTTGGCGATACTAAAAATATTTTAACTTGGTTCAATAAACTTGAAGAGATTATTGGTTATGAACGCAGTAGCGGTGATATCAATGTTATTAATGAAATATCTGGAAGAGAAACATTTGCTAGCAAGTTTGCCAAGCAGCTTAAGTATCGGATGTTTAACAATAGGTTAATTCATGGCAATGGTATTCATGAAAAAATAGATGGTGAAACTGAAAGTGATCAATCTCTCTATGGAATGATTAAGGAGCTTCAGTCTGCTTATTATGCATTATTTGCCAGCATTACTCCACCAAGCGATGTCAAGCTTTTCAAATCAGTTGGCAAAAACGAATTAAGTAATGCAGAAGTTAGCAACCTACTTGCTAAATTGCCTGTGTTTCTAGAGGCAATTGATTCACTGAATCAAGATATTGGATTGGCTCGAAAAGCATATACACGTTTCACTAGCAGTTATCTTCTCAATACAATTAAGGGCGACATTCGATTGATTCAAGAACAAAACACTGAGGGTCTTAGAGCTAATGAAGAACTATTAAGGGCGATCCAGTATAGTTTTTATGATATTCAGGCAATGGAGGATGTTGAGTTTTTAATGGACTACAGGAATAATGGTGGAAGAAACGGAATAAATGGCATTATTGCGCTTAACCTTCTTGATCAACTTGCCAACATTCCTAGTTCTGCGCAAAATGAATATTATGTCAGCAATACTCCATCTAAAAACGTTGCTTATTTGCTACAAACATACGCTATGTATCTTGAAAATGGAGTTAATCCAAGAACAAAAGATGCTGATGGTAAGTCAACCTATCCAACTGACAACTTAGTATTTAATGTTATTCAGAAATATGGAGACAAGGCTAACGAGAATGAAGATGATTTCAATGCGGATATTGACACTAAACCAAGCGACACTGCCGAAACCATTGGCATGTCTGGTGTCTCTCCAGTAACTGGTAGAGATGAGGCAAGTCAGGAGGCTATTGATTCAGCACGCAGAGAGTCAATGCACGAAGAGGTCAAGAGAATGAAGTCTTGGACTTTCCACGCTGCTATCTCTATTTTCCAAAGAATTGTTGGCAATGACAATGATATAACTATTGATGGAATTGATACTTCAAAAACTAAATTGTTCTTTTACTTATTTGCTAAAATTCAAAATCGTCCAAGCATGGAAAATGATTTCAATGAAGAGGACTTTAGCCAACTAAAGAAAGATCATCAAGACTTAAGCAACTTAATGCTTGATCAATTAAAAGCTCTTTCAAATCACTACAACATGACAAACTCACCTAACACTGGGTTTGAACAGATCGCAAACAAAGTGCGTAAATCTAGTTATACGCATCCAATGGAATTCCTTGCTGATGTTGTTGAGGTGATTGGTGCAATGGAAAGAGATTATCTTGATGAGGTTACTGATGCTGGGAAAACTCTTGCTGAATATTCACAAAGAGAGCTTAAAAAGGAAATAGCTAAATCTGAATCCGCAGTTAGCGTAGATAAAGGCGCTACAAGTTTTGCTGATACTAGTAAATTGCAAGAAAAACTTGAGTCATTGATTGAAGGATTAAATCTTGAATTAGATAGTCCATCTGTGTCTCCATCAATTATAGCACTGTATAAAACTAAAATTTCTGAGATTGAATCTGAGATTGAGTCTGCTACACAAGGTGCTGCTCAACAGGTTCAGGGCCAATCTGCTGTTAAGCGTTACATTAAAAAAGACACAACAGAGTTGCGCCAAAAACTGGACTTTCTTAATAGCCAGCTTGATGCATTTAAAACTTCCTTATTAGAAATAAGAGCGGACAACCCAAAGAATCCAAGCATTCCGGGTGTAATGAAAGAAATATCAAATAAGCAAGCTGAGGTAAAGAGAGCTACTTACGAACTTAAAAACTTAACATCAGAAAATGAAAAAGCTGATGCGCAAATAAAAACCCCAATTGAAAAACTTGAAAATTATTATCAAGCACTTAGATCAAAGTTGTATGCGGCGCAGCAAAAAGCAACTACTGATGATCTTGGAAATGCAGTTTCTGAAACAACCAAAAGAGACATTGGTAATGAAGGTCAATTTTTGCGTAGGCCTCGAGTTGGAGAAACAGAAAATATTGCAGTTAACGAACTTGCTGCTGATGCGCAAATTGAAAGCATAATGAATCGAGTTGGCTTGATGATTTCAAAACTACAGAATTTACAAGAAAAACCAAAGTCAATGCTTAGCTATAACCAAGAGCAAGCACAGTTGGTATTGGACTCCATGCAGGAAGATTCAGACAAGAATAAATTAAGTGCAGGAACTATTTTTTACGCTAGAACATTTAAATTCAAATCTAATGAATCATTAATTAATGATAGCTTGTTCATGAAGTTTCCTTTATTTAGCGCATTAATTCAATCAATGCCTAACCTGATTGTGTATCAACCAGATACAAACTATAATGGGAAAACAAATAATCTTCCTGATGGTGCTGGCCTTGTGCAATTGTCAAATGGAGACAATATATTGTATATCACAAATCCTGATCAATTAAATAATAGCAAACAAGCTCAGATTCTAGAGTCTTTAATTGTCGCACAAATTAAATCAGAATCGGACAATGGCGCTCGCCCTTCTGTTTTACAGCAGACAATTGATCAAATGGCTGAAGTAGTGCAAACTCAAGCTAAGCACGCAATCAACATGACCCCAGACAGGATTAATGTAATGATGGCAAGAGCTGAACTTGCGATTAACAAACTTACAACAATTGATAATAAAGTTAAAAAAGCGATAATTAGTCGTTACAAAAAGTCACTAGAGGCAAATGCTTACGACTCAATCAAGTTGCTAACTAATCGGACAGCTAGGCGTTCATACATTGAGGATCGCGTATCTAATCGCACGGAAAACGTAAGTCGTTTCTTTGACCAATTAGTAACTGCTGATCGTGCAAATGGGAAGACATCAACAATTGACAATATTCAAATGATTGTTGATATGTTTACTAATCCAGATTCATATAGGTTATTAAGCACATTCAAATCTCCTGATTTAGATTTTAATGCATATTCACCATTGCCTCAATTTGATGCTTTGCTTAATAAGGCTTTGTCAATTTTTGCAATTCCCGAAGTTCGAAGTAGTGCAATTCATGAAATTCAAATACAAAAAAGACTTCAGTTAATAGATGAAGCAAACGAAGGAATTGAAGAAGACAATGTTGAGACTGATCCAAATTTAATTTACGAAGCTATTGCTGAAAATTACAACGAAGAAAATCGCACTCGAAAAAAACTAAGCAAACCTGAGATTTTAAATATCATCAAGCAAATGTCGGATAGTCAAATTAAGGGCATTATTGACCCTCTCATCATGGAGAGGTATTTCTTGACCAATCGCTCACCTGAAGCTGCAAAAGACCTTGTTGAGGCATTTAAGCAGAACACTGCGCAACCTGACTTCCTATACAGATATGTTGGATCACAATTAATGAAAGCAATGGAGCCTACATTAATTAACGCAGATCCTTCAATTAAGGAAACATCTATTTTTGATAATGAGTTTCCAACTAAATCACTTAGTCGTGAAGCAAGAGCATATGACGTTTTGTTTGCAACCAATAAGCCAATCTTACTTAGCACTATGATGGACCCAGCCATTGGAACTAATAATACTTTTTCCAATGTTGAGGCGAGAACGCCAACTGGAGATATTACTAATTTCTATTATGGCCACAGCCCAATGACTGAAACTTATAGGGTCAATCGCAAAAAAGTTCTTCTTGGGATGTTACTTGGCAAAACTGAAACTGGCAAAAGTTTAGTTGATAAGCTATTTGATGATCAAGAAGAATTAGCTATGGAAGTTTTTTCCGTCACTTCCTCTGTAAGCCTTGATAAGTTTTCTGGCATTTTAGGATTAATGATTAAGGAACTACCCGCATTAATAGGCGATGATGTAGTAGCTAGGGCAGAGCAAATCGTTGATAGAATTGCTGTCTTAGCGCGCAACAACAAAGAAGAAACCAAGAAACGTATTGCTGAATTAAGCAATCAATTAGAGGTGATTAAACAACAAGGACGAGAATTCTTATTAGAGAAACTTATTGAGCGAAATAAAGAAGCTGCTAAAGTCGCAACTTCACAACTTCTTTTTACTCCTGATGAAAACGAAGAAAACATTGGTATTTATGACTCTCGATCCACACTGGAATCTATTGCAAATCGTATTTCTAATTATCTCATTTCTGAAAAACTTGGTTTGAATCGCAACAGTTATAACTTAGCTAAAAAACTAGAAACAAATGCAAATAGCTATTTGTTAAAATATAAAAATGCTATTTCAAGAATATCTAATTATGATCAACAAATTGCAACTTTATTTGATGGAGACTTTTCTTCCGACTATACTAGAAATAACACCAAGTATCGTTTTCTTGTTGATGGACGCAATAATTTAATTGATAAGGCTGAAATCTATAAATCTGAGTATGTAAAGCTTGCGGCAATGGATTTAATGGGAGAGTTAATTAATCCGTCTCATTTCTTTGCAAGTCCCAATTCAGATGTGCAAGGTTATATCCGTAGTCGCCTGAATGAAATAGGCAATTATGGTAAGATTAAATACAGAAGTGTTTCACCATTTGATGAAGATGCTACCTCATCTGCTGTTTTCAGGGGAATTTCTGGTAGTCTTGTTACTAGAGGACGCAAAACAAATTTAATGCTTGGCATTAATAAAGCTACAAGGCCTGAATTTGCATCTGAATTGCTTGATGGAATTACCAAGAACGAAGCAAAAGAAATGTTTGCTTCACTAGGTCCAGATTTGCTGAAAAATTTTGCAAACAATAAAGGATACCTACAAGACAACTTCAAGTCTGAAATGGTGCGCGAATTCTTTAGCCGACTAAAACAAGAAGGAACAATATCCAAGTTTGCTAAGGAGATGTCGCAAAAAATAGACGTTCTCAAATACAATGAGAGCCAAATCAAGGAAATGGTTATCAAGTCTCTTTCTGAAAACAAATCATTATTAAAACTTATTAATGATGAGTTCATTGTTACTGATTTAGAATTAGCTGAATCTGATGTTGAGACTGGAAAGAAAATTCTTGATGGAAACATTGAAGGAAAAATTGAAGAAATCACATCTGAAATTGAAAGATTAACAAAAATTAGAAATACAACTCAAGGTCACTCTACGCAATTATCCAAAACAGGATCTCCAAAAATTGGTAACGTGACGCTATTTGAAATACCAGCTTACAAATATCCAGATGAAAATGATGCAAGAAAGCGCATGAACATGGGCATGCCAGCAAGCAGAAAAGTCAATCTCAGATTGACAAGAAGCCTTAACGAGTCTGACTTAAGCACTGATCAAATAGCGCGCTTTGATGCTACGACTAGGGATGCTCGTATTATTAACGAAGCTATGAACATCTTTCTTGAAGAAGAGGGCGAGGTTGCTTACAAGGCGCTATCCGAAGAAGTTGATTTGTATGGCGAAGGTTTCGACGTTAAGCAAAACATTCAAAACGTAATTGAATTAATACAACTCAAAAACAATCTTTCTGAAAAAACAAATACTAAATTTGAATTAATGATTCAGGAAATGTCAAAGATTGACACAATTCTCAATGAAGCAGATCAGCCAGCAATTGAGCTATATGGTATGACGTTGCGTGACATGATCAAGTTGGGCTTGTCTCCAGCAACTTTAATTAATGAGAAGGGCAAAAAAGAAGTTATTAATATTGCAGACAAGTCTTCCACTCAGTCTGAAATCAATAGAATTAAACAAACTGCGTTATTTATTAAAAATGAAGCTGGGTTAGCGGTATTTATGCCGACAGATGGAAAACTTGTCGACCAGCCGGGAAGAAGTCATTTTCTTTATAGTCGATCAGCGCTGAATCATTTGCAAAGTTTCAAGAAAATCACTAAACAAAAAGGAAAAGCAGAGAGTTTGTTGAAAGACGCTATCTTTAGAGCCTCACGTGGCGCTACTGGATTTGACACATTCCTTAGAACACAAAGCCATGAAAATGTAGACTTTGATGCAAGCAAGCCAGTCAGTTCAGAACTTGCTGTTGCTACTGGTGTAAATCCAGCAATGACAAAAGGAGAGTTTGTTAAGACTGCTAAAAGACTCTTTAATGAATACTTCTTAAAAGAAATAGGCAACTACGTGTTTTCTTCATTTGCTAAAGGTATTGGGATTTATAGCACGATCAAAAAAACTGATCGCATGAATGATCAAGAAATTCAAGAAGCATTTGATTCTGTTTACAGCTTTGCATCTGATGTAGCAAATGATGCTATATTGAAATCTTCTGGTTTTTCTGTTTTAACAAAAGCAAAACAGGACTACACAAATAATGAAAAAGCGAAAATTGTTAAATCTGCTTACGATATTGCAATTAATGAGAACAAATTTTTAGCTCCAAATTCACATGCATCAAACAATATTTTGCTTAATGAATCTATGTTTGAAGACATTATTACAATGTTGGAAAGTGATAAGTTCGCCTTGCTTAATAAAAACAAATCAGTAAGCGCATATGAAGTTGCTGCAATTAATGCAATAGCAAGTGTATTTAGTAACGAAATTAATACGGCAAATAGCACTTCTGGCAAATTCTTTAGCTTTGATACAGCTATTACGCGTCTTGATTTACGTCAAAACTATTCAAGACTTTATTCGTTGCTTTACTCACAAGATATTTTCACTGATCTTCTTAGTGGTGTTGTTGATTCAGAGAAAAGAGACAGCAATGATTTATTTACTCATTCAAATGCTTTAGTGAAACAAAAGTTCGCAAGAAGCTTTGGTTCTTATCAAAGGGCATTAAGTTTGCAAGGATTGATTGAGCAAGGTATTAATGGAAATTCTGGAAGAAATAAATACTCAGCAAAATATGAGGAGTATCAAGACAGGATTGGAAAAGCAGCAAGTCAAATTGGAAATGATTTTGACCTAGGCTCACGTGCTTATATGGTGGCTGTGACAAAAGGAATTGTTGAAGCCAATAATAGAGATGGGGGAACTGATTTGGACTTGGCTTTGAAATTGCATTATTTTGCTTCTGCTTACAACAATGGGATAAGAGATCATCGCCAATTGCTTAGAGACATTAAGGATTTCAAGAAAAATGGCAACATGTTTTCTCGCGCAGTTAAACTCTTTGATACTATTGGAAGAAAGCAATCAAGAGAAGACATGAACGTCAGCCTTATTAATAATTTAATTGGGGCGGAAATTGAATTAATTGCGCGAAGAGATCCAAAATCATTAACAAGACAAGAAGTTCAGTCCTATATCAATCAAATTGAAAATATTCTTTATGATGGATTTGACTCCAAAACAATTAGTGGAATGAACAATTATGCGAATGCATTATTGGAAGAATTTACTGGGATTTACGAAGGCCATAGAATTGCAAATGCTTTTGCTTCTGAAGAAACATTGCGTGGAATTGAAGAGGTTGTTGATCCTAAAATAAGCAAAACTGCAAAAACATTAAAAAATCCATATAGCGTTATTCCATTGCGTTTTGGGCATGTGAAAAATCCATTAAGTAAAAAAGATCCAAGTATTGGCAATGGATCTCCAACTATTGATAGCTTTGTGAACTTTGAGCAAAGTTTAATGAACTATAAGGGACGAACAATCTATGACTTGCAAAAAGAAAGCTTTGTTCGCGTTTTACGTCCTTTAGACATGAACCCATTTACTGCTCCAGATCAAATTGCCAATGATGCAATTTATAGAATGTATTTGAATCCATCATATACTGTTATTCGCAAAATGCTTGGAGAGTATGGAGTTGATGTCAATGGAATTCCAAAAACAGAAAATGGACATTTGGTTGGAGCTATAAAAGCACTTTACAATATAAGCAATGATCAAAGAATTGAAAAAATTGGTCAATATAATCAAATATCTGCTTACATTATAGATAAAATTAACACTGAAATTAAAAACGATATGCCAATGGATTTGGCTGATAGTTTGCTTGCTGATGCACTTCGCATTTCTAATGTTCATTTAATGGTGAAAACCTTGGCGAGTGTAACGCAAATCTTGACACAAGGAATTTTACCAGCATTAGCCAAATACCTTAATGTTAAAATTGGTAATTTTGCAGGACTGCATCAAAAAGATTCTGCAAGATTAACAGAGGCTTACGCTTTGGCATTAAAAGATTATTTTAAGTCTAGCAGCGAGGGAGATGGCCGAAACTTTGTTAAAGAGAATAGCACTAATAGTTACAAGTGGAGAGCTGAAGGGGCTAATAAAAGAGATTCGCAAGTCAGCATGACCAAGTATGCAAGCCAAAATCATCTCACTTATTTAACAAGAGTTTTTGGAGCTTCATTCAATAAACTTGGAGAAGGATTGCTGGATGCTACAATTGGAAAACCAGAAAGAGCACTGGTGCAAGCTATTTACATGTTTGAATTATTTAATGAACTGCAAAAAGACATGGGGCAAAACGCGCCAAAAACAATTGCAGAAATGATCAAAATGAATCCAGATCAATTTAGCACCTATGCTAAAACAAAAGCTGATACAATGGTCACTGACTTTATGGGCATTGGTGATAGAGCTAAAAAAGCTAGAATTTACAACCTACCTAGAAATAGGGCGGTAGAGACATTGTTATTGAACTATGTGACTAGATATGGGAATCACGCGCTTACTGTTGGCCCGAATTTAATGGTCAACATGGATCAATTGTATAAGCAATTAAGCGGAACATACAGCGACAAGCAAATGCGCAATGATGCACTTGAAAACGTTATTGGAACTGTTTTGCAAACATTGTTATTTAGGTTTGGTCAGGTCCAAGTGATGTTGCCAAACTTGATTTATTTGTTTTACGGCATTACTGGATTGCTTGGTGGTGATAAAGACGAGGATGAGGAAGATGCTACGCAAAAAACGCTGGATTTATTGCGTAGATTGGATGTTTATGGAGAGCCTGAACTTGAAGAGGATACATTTATGACAATACTTAGCAGAAGATTGAGAACTTATTTGCTACCGCAGCAATTTGCTGCTACTAAAAAAGAAAATAGAACTGCTAAATTATTTGGATGGCAATTCAAACATAGTCCAATTCTTGAATCTAATTTAGGAGCGCTTAGAAAATCTGCATTAGATACACTTCCTGTTATTTCTTATCTAAAGGCTGGGTCTGCTTTAAGCGTCCCACTGGGCAACAATTTTATTGATCTTACTTCTGAAATTTCAATGATGGGATTAAGAGGCGATAATGTTGATTTCTCTGATATTGGTCGCATTGCATTTAAAACGGAAAATATAGCATCTGCTCCAGTTTTGTCTTTGCTTGAAAGCTATAAAGGAGTAATGAACACTGCTTCTGTTCCGTTAAATTACTTTTTACCAAAAGAAGGAATGGAAGGTATTTCTGCTACAGAAATGCTTGAAGGAATGTTAGTATCACCTCTTGGTACAAGAGAATATCGCCCAACATATTATGAGCGAATTAAAAATAAAGGTGGATGGGGGGACTATTAATAGCTCGCACCTTATTTTACATCAAGCATCCATAGCCTTAACCGTATTGATTAAGATTGTTGCTGACTCTACGCGCTTTTTGATAATCTCATGGCGCGTAGGGGTCATTGGTTGTTTTGATAACATGAAGCGAATAGCGTCCATTAATAATGGAACTACTCGCAACACCTCTAGCTTCACCACCAATGGCGTTATAAGGGGCAGAGAAGGCAGGGATAGCGCACTTGGGTATGGAGACTCCGCTTCGCCCTCAAGATCGCTAGAATCACCGCTTATGTCCTCCTGCTGAGCTTCTATGCTTGGCTCGCTGTAGTTTTCCATTTCTGGTGGTGCTTCAATAGTTTCCTCATCAATGATGAGATTTCGTTTTTTTAGTTTAGGCATAATTTGTTTAGAAAGTTTTGCGGTGGTTAAGTTGCTGCCGCATCAGCTACACATCAGGCTCCCTTAACCTAGAGCAGAACAGGGGAATACAAAACCCTACCTTCTGTGCAAATCTTTAGTCGGCTAAAGCCGAATTATTAAGGAATATTATTAAACCAAATCCGTCCATCTACCTAAACCAGGATATCCCTTCCACGGTTTTTCTAATAAATCACGGGCTATGTCAAGCATTATTTGCGAACGTTTCCATGATGCAAGCCAATACTCATAAGCGCCATGCTCAATCCAGCAATTGCAAGACTCAGACCAGACAGTAAATTTATAGCCATGCCCAAACTTAAATAATGTAGACACTTCGGAACGGGCTTTTTTAATTGCTGTTGTTTTATTGATTTTCATTTGATTTGATTTTTGATTTTGAATACCCAAGTTCTCTAGCCAGCTTCAAGTTGCGCTCGATCCATGGGTGACACCCTTCTGTCTGGTTTGACTCAGGATGCTGTGTGTTTAAGTATGTTGACCCAGCCATGCAGACTTGGAGAAAGTTTGAATGATCATAAAGAAGTTTTCCACTTCTTCCTGCAATATGGTGGATACTTAGGTTTTCTAAATTACCACAAATTTCACAGTTTGCCACATTGTAAGACTTCTTTGCTAGTTGATATTTCGCCAGCCTGTCTTTCATTTTGTTGCTAACTTGCTTAATTGCTTTTCTTGGCTTGACTACAATAGTTGAAGTCTTTGTGAATTTTAACCAGTAAGTTACAACGCTTTGTAACAGTCCAAGTTGCTTTGCTAGGTCACGAGGGCGCATTTCAGCATTGTTCCTAATGAATTTAATTTCATCTTTTGTTGCTTGTTTGCGTGGCTTCATTTATTTACTTAAGAATTTTTCCGTCTACCAACAATCCTTCTTTTGTTAAGAGATCGATGGCTTTTTGGATTTCTGTTTCAGGACGATTATCAACGATTGTTCCATCGGAGTTCTCGTAGTAAATCCGATTACCCTTGGAATCCCATCTCCGCTTTATCCAGAATCCATTGGAAGCTTCCAAGTAAATCTCTTTACCCTCGGAATCGTATTCATGCTTTCGCCAATCTCCATTGGAGTCCTCGCAGTAAATCTGATTACCTTTGGAATCTTTGATTTCAAATGGAAACTCTTTGATCTTTAATTGTTGAGCGATTGTCATGTTATTATTATATTTTAGTTTTCAAGAATCTTACCATCTACGATTAATCCTTCTTTCGTGAGAAGATCGATTGCCTTTTGGATTTCTGTTTGGGGGCGATTATCAATAATTCTTCCCTTGGAGTCCTTGGAGTAAATCTTTTTACCATCGGAATCGTATTCATTCTTTACCCAATATCTATCGGAGTTCTCGTAGTAAATCTCTTTACCCTCGGAATCGTATTCATTCTTTGCCCAATATCCCTTTGAGTCCTCCCAGTAAATCTCTTTCCCCTTGGAATCGTATTCCATCTTTGCCCAATATCCATCAGAGTTCTCATAGTAAATCTTATTACCCTCGGAATTTTTGATTTCAAATGGGAACTCTTTGATCTTTAATTGTTTGGCGATTGTCATGTTATTATTTATTAATTGCATTTATATTGCGACCTACAATTTTTACAAATGCAGCATTGTCAATATATCCCGTCCCATCATGGAATCGTTCAAGTTGATACGGATTGTATCGCACTGTTGTCATTTCATCATCAGGAACTTGTTCGACAAGATTGCCAATAATAAACGCATGAACATTTTTGCGCTTCTCACTTAGAACTCGTTGCCTACCTTTCTCGTATACTTTAAACTTTATATCTGCCAACATGATCTCATCCGCGTGTCTAGTGACTTTCCACTGACCATTTACTTTTTCTTGGATGGATAGCTTTTTACGATGAAGATTAAAGTAAACACGAACTTGTTTGCATGTTGTTGACATAAGAATTAAGTCCAAGGCTTTTCACTTTGGGAATACATTGGACGAACAGGGCCTGGACTTGAAAGAAAACGCTTTGTAGCTTTATCAAACCAAGTGTTTGTCATTGGAATCTCACCAGTGGCACGTTGCTTGCGACAGATTAGTTTACCGCAAGGAGTAGACTCCCAGAACTCTTGCATTGCATCGTCTGGATAATCATTGGCTTTCATCTCTGCAAGGCGCTCATGCTTTGAAACATCGCGCCATACCGTAATAATGTTGTCTGGCATATTGCCCCATTCACTAGCACCTTGAATTTCTGCAATAGCTGGTGGGCTACTGACCCCTTCTCCACTCTTACGTGGATGAGCAACAACGTGGACATGCACAGGATAATTAGATGCAAAGACGCGAATATTATCAATGGCTTGTGCTTGTGCTGTATTGTCACCACGATCGACATCCATCGTCATGACGTTATCAATAACAAAATTAGTTACCCCATACCGTTTGTGTGCATGAATAAACATGTTGATGAGTTTTAGAGGGTTTGCTTTTTCTCTGCTTTTGTAAATAAAGCAATGCTCGCTAAGGTATTTGAATGCTTTATCAAAATCATCATTAGCAACAATCTCTGAACTACCAGTCATATTCATCAATATGGAACCAAACGTTCGCTCTGGAGGCTGTTCAAAAGAAGCAACAACACTCATCACCCCACGCGCAGCTAAGTTAGCAACTTGATTTTGCACGGCTTGAGACTTGCCTTGCGAAGTGTATCCAAACCATAAAGTAATCTCATGCTTACGGAATGTAAGGTCAAAGCCCGGCAGGAAGAATGGATCGCCATCAAAAAGATAGTCGCCACGAATGAAGTCAATAACTCCACTCTTCATCTCCTTGGCATCTACAATCTCGTCAAGCTGACCTTTGGCAGTAGAGTCAATAAGATTTATAATCTCCCCGCCACGACCAGCTTTGAGCATGTCATTAGCGTCCTTGAGTGGGAGGTTTACAATGATGCATTTGTCAATGCCAAGCCTTGCTGCAACATCTGCCGAGCATTTCTTGCCAGCAGCATCACTGTCCATAATAAGAACAATGGTATCAAAGTAAGAAAGATATTCATAATCCTCCTTAATCCAGTTCATGTTTGACACGCCAGAAGGAATTGAAACAGCAGGAAGTCCAAGTTCATATAGAGCCAAAGCGTCCCATTGACCTTCTACAATAATCAACCGATCACTATTAGAAGAAGGATCACAAACATCTTTACCAAACAAATTGTGAACAGGGTTTGCACTGCTCCACATTGTTTTGTCATTATTGGGCATCCAGTGTTTAGTCAGGCTAAGCCGTGATTCGCAGTCATAGTGGGGGAAAATAAACTCTCCACGACTTCCTGATCCCACACTGTAAGTCTCTAATGTCTTTTTATTAATCTTACGAGTAGCAGCATACTTAATGCAATCTTCATTGAGGGGTTGGATTAACTCTGCTAGCTCTTTGTAATTTGATGACTTGTTTGCCCCTGAAAAGTTTTGAATAGGAGCTACATTGAGAAAATTACCAAGCCATGCAATACTAGCGGGGATAGAAATCCCTTTAACTAGATGCACAAGCTTCCATGCGCTGCCCTTAATTGAGGGATTTGCATGGTCATAGAATTGCCCAATGTTATACGTCTTAGTTGAAATGCTAAGGCTGTCGCCGGGATTGCCATCAATGTTGCCAATGCGGTAACACCCAGTTTGTTTCTTAGCTGCGGGAAACAAGGTTAGAACGAACTCGTCAATGCGATATTCTAGCTTTGTTTTAATTTCTTGTAAGTCGTATATTGTCTTTGTTTCAGTCATCATTAAATTGCTTTTGATTTATTTCTTCTATTGCTTTTGTTACAGGATCAAACCCAATGGTTGCTGCCATTGAGCCAATCAAAGAAGTAACAAAATTCAATCCTATTGCATCAGCCATAGGAACTAACATCATTACTTGATTCATATTCTTCTCCATGATTTCAATGCTTTGCGCATCAGGAAGTTTTTTGAATTCATCTACGTATTCAGAATTTTCTTCTGATTCACGCTTAAATGCTTCTGTTATTTCTTTTTGAAGAAATGTCGTTAAATCTCCAATCTCGATAATAATGTTTCTTAATCCTTCGTGCGTATCTTGTGCTCCTTCCCGTTGATCTTGATCACATTGGTTTTCAGATTGATCACAATTTCCGCTGTCGGTTCCGTCATGCTTTTGGTTCTCTTCCATAAATTATTTTCGTCGCAAGTCACATAGTCAATTGAAGCATCTTTACATGCTGCAATCAAATCAATTGCTTGGTCTTTAGATGATAGGTCAACAATTACTGAGTTGCCTATTTTTTTGCAAATACTTGCAAGACTTCTTACATTTTTAGCTGACAATCCAATCTCTTCAGCTTTTTTAAGGATAAGATCTTTGTCTTCTTTTTCAATTTTAGAGTAAAATGCTTCTTTGTGGTGGCTGAATGATAGATTGAACTTTCGTCCATTGTATTCCTTGAACACGCTTACTGCTGTCACGATAGTATTGTATGCTTTGTCAGATACTTCAATTACCTGACTTACATCAAATTGATTGCCAAAATAGTTTTCTAGTTCTGACGTGATACTGCCAAGCAGCCAAGTTGAATAGTCGTCAATTTTATCTGTTACTTCACGCGCTACAAATATTCGGTCAATTACTTTATAGGCTTGCTCTAAAGTAGGAGGATTATCTGATCTCATTACAGCTTGCCCACCATCTCTGATTATGAAGTGCTCTGAAATCGGATCTGTTACAATCTGCATTAAAGCAGCAACATCTTGTCGCTTGTCGTCAATTTGATCAGGATGGCTCAGGACGGCGGTTACGTCAACTTTGGATACAACATGCACCTCAGTTAGTTGCGTCTCTTCTAGGCACTGTTCTGGCTCTCTGGTGAGCAACGAGATGAAATCTTCTACTCGCTTTTTAATTACTCCGCTATAAGCGTTCCCTGTAAGCTCTTTCCCATTTCGATATTGAGCTAAAAGTTCTGCAATAACGTCGTATGGAATTGAATATTCTTCACTTACCGCTCCGATGTCATCATTTTCTAATGGAATTCCGTCAAGATATACTGTGTCTGTCATTTTTATTCTTCTTCACTTGTTGTTTCTAACCCCAATCCATTGATTCCAGCTTCTCTAAGCAGTAAATCATATGCATTTGGTGGGTCAGGTTGGTTGAATTTGAAATTTGCTGCAAGTTTTAATTTGTATAAGATATGTTTTTCATGCTGATGAACAGTTTCCCATTTTCCTGTTTCTTCTACAAATCTCACTTCCAGAAACATTTTGGCAATTTGATGCCAGTTTTCAATTATTGATACCTTCATCGTATTGATCTTGCATTTTTTGCAGGACTTTCCTTGCTATCCCAGCCATTTCAAAAATAACTGAAGCATCATCATTGATCAATAAGGAACTTTTTACTCCCCAAGGATCAGAAATTTCACGCAATGCATCAACCATTTCTGGCAAATTCATTGCTGCAACAGTATCTGCCTCTTTAACTACAATGTAATTTAACTGATCTACTCCCCATGGTGAAGGAGTGATGTCTTGCAAGATTGATTTGTTCATTGTTCTGTTTCAGTAAAAGTTAAAATATAAGCTTTGGGATGCGTTTGATTTAATTGCTCTAGTCTACTTAATACTGCTGATCTTACTGGCGTTACAAAAACAAAAAGTCCTTCAGCGTAAATAGCATAAAGCTTTTTCTTTTCTGGATTTTTTTCATAATGATATTTCTCCCAGTTCCATGATGGATTTAAGTCTAATTCAAATGGGTCATCAACATAATACTTTATTCGGGATACCACTTCGCCGCCATTAAAGAAATGACGCATTACTTCAACCATGTATTCAGTATCAATTTTTTCTTCCATATATTTAGTTGGCTAAAGATACTGCTGACTCAAGGAGTTTTGTTCCGCGTTTTACATTGTTTTCCCAATCTTGCTCAAAGCGTTGAGCAGCAATGGTTTTTGTCAATGCAGATGCGCCCCAGTTACTAGTGTAGTTCTGTGACCCAGCTTCTTTACGATTTGATGACTCGTGCGTCTCAAACTCTGTAAGTGCTTGGAAGGCATCAAGGCGTGTGCGACCTTCATTGCCGCGACCAGAATCAAACAACTCACCAATGCGAGCAGCTTTTTGAACAAGGGCATTTGTTCCTTTGTCCATGTTGCGACCATGAATACCAGCAGCCCAAGCTTTTGCTTCATCTCGTGAGCATTGCACATCATGTGCGCGCTGCAACATAGACTTGAACATATTTGAAGTGCCAGCAAAGCCATCAATTGCATCAATAAGGCGAGAAACATTTACCTCAAGCATTTGGGTGTGCTTAGCTTTGCCAAGTTCTACACCAGAAGCCATGGATGCCATGAATGTATTATTGCAAACTGTGCAGAAATTAAGGTATTTAGCCGTAAGTGCTGTAGTTTTGTCAAAAGAATCCAATACTGTAATGAAATCATCAAATTGGCGACCAGCAACTTCAAAACCTTCAGTAACCTTAAGCGAAGCAAATATCTTGCGACGATTATCAACTGTGCCAGCAGATACAATTTGATAAGGAGTTTGTCCCATTCCCTTCTTGATCACATCCCAAAACATATTGATTGATGATGGTTGATAGCTTGTGCCGTATGGATCACCAATTGGGAGCCAATCGTCATTAGCCAATAGAATCTTGAATTCTGGATCTTCGATATAAATATCTTTGGTAACGCCGAAGTAATCTTGTTCCTGTCTTTTGTAGTAGATAGGGGACTCAACAACCTCAAAGGGCATAGAGTTCTCTTGGTTAACTTCGGAGACAATAGTTGTCAGATTGTGCCATGCTTGCTCTAGCCCTGCTTGGATGTCGCGTTCTTGAATTAGGTGTGCCATAATTTTGGTTGTATTTTTTGTTGTTTGTTTTAATGTTTGGCTATGGAGCCATCTGGTTTATCAATTAATCCACCTGTAAAGGTGGAATGGAAAGGGAATATTATCTATGTTAGTGGTGCTAGAGCAGCATTGATGGAAAATAAAATTCAATTTGAAGATCGTGATGAATTTCTAAAAGCTATTTATGATGTAAATCCATCATTGGTTACAGACCCTAATGCTAAATCTCAATACAAAATTCATTTAGGAGACTTCCTCCAATACCTAAAGGCACTAAAGGCGCGCTGGTCTGATGGTATACCTTTGGTCACTGAAGACGAAGCTACACGTAGATCAAAAATTTGCATGTTATGTCCAGAGAAGTCAAAAGCTAATGGATGCTATGGGTGTAGCGGAATATCCAAGCTACTCATGCATATCCCAAAGACATTAATGGAAAACACAGATGGTTGCGGGGTTTGCAAATGTTACTTAAATAATAAGATCTGGATGAGTAATGAAGTTCTAGAGGTTGATACTAGAGATCTTCAGTATCCTTCAAACTGTTGGATACACGAAGCTTCTCTTCAGCAGTTACCTGTGAATGACAAGTAATGCACAATGCTCTAAAGCCTGACGCTTCGCAAAACAATCGTTGAGCAAAGCTAGGCAAGTCCTCAAATTCCCTCAAGCTGCCAGCTGGTATTATGTGATCAATTTGAATTTCTTTGCCCGGATATATGCTTTTACACAAAGCACATTTGTAATGCTTTGATACTCTTTTTGTTTTCTCATTCATCCGTGTGTCAAAGTATGCTGCTTTTAAGCAATCAAACTTTGGTTGCCAACGTGTGCTGGCACTACGTAATGCACTTCTTATGAACCCAAAGAAACGAGATTTTGTCCATTCGCCACTATTATATGGACGATCAACATCTAGCTTCCTCTTTACTGGTCTTGCTTTTTTCTTAGCCATATTCTTTCTCATGGCAAATCTCGCATATTAAACGCAAATCTACAATCTTTTGTATGAAATCTTTTTTTATTCCTTGTGCAGGAAAGTTTACAAATGATTTTTTTGTAATTGAAAAGTAGCGTTCAACATCATCATTGATCTCTTGAGCAGTCACTTTGCTTTTGCAATCTTGACACTCCACAATGACATTTTTTAGTTCTATTGATTCATCCATATTGATGAGTAGTTAATTGTAATTGATACAGACTATTTCCGGTCTGTAAGCGGAGCTATTGTTCCATGTTTAACAAAATTATTCCATGGAATTATTACAAGTTTCCTTCAATCGTTCACGTCTACAACTTCTTCAGGAACTGCTTCCTTGAGTTGTTGCTCACCGAAACCCCACATTGCTGCGTATTCAGGCGCACGAGACACGATTTTCTCTATTGTTACTTTGTCGATCTCCATAACTCGGAGAGCTTCTTGCAATTCAAATGTGAATAGCGCCATCTGTTTAGCAAGCTCGTGTAAGGGTAGCTTGTTGGCTGACGGAGCATGTGTTGGTTTGCTGGTAGAAGTAGTTACAGTCGGGACAGTAACGCTTGCACCAGAGATTGTGCATGATTCACTAGAAATGCTTACAGCGCCATTGTATTCATTCTTTTTGAGAGTTCCTACAAATGTAACTGTATCACCTTGGTTCAGATTGCATTCACATGCAGCACCCCATAATGACATTTTGGATTTACCAGAATTATCTGAGATGCTGATGTTGCGATAGTTTTTCCCATTGGAGCTTTGCTTTGTCTCATAAACTGCATCGATCTTGACAGGACCAAGTGACATTGCTGTTCCTCTTTGAGGTAAATTTAATACTTGATGAATTGTGCTTGCCATATTTATTTTTTAATTGATTACAGTTTTTAACTTAACAAATTAAAATCCTTCGTCAACTGCTGACTCCAACTCTTTTGACGTTTTAATTCCGTCACGAACGTAAATTACTTTCCCATTGCCAATATAGGTTTTGGGTTTTTTAGCCTTACGCTCATCTTCGCTTTGGCTGATTGTAGCCGATACGTTTTGTTTGAATTTATCATTCTTGTCATCTATGAAAAGAGTCAAGGGAATGTAAGTTGCGTTTTTCCCGACGATAAACGTAGCTGGGTCTAGTTTATCAAGGTCTTCTTTCTTCAAGCTGATGCTTATAATTGCTGACATAATTTATTTAATTAATCTAGTTTTGTTGTTTTGGTATGCGGCTTGAACTACTGGGTTCGCGCCGTGAATTGTTGTGTTTGCTTTGGCAAGTTTTGCGTCAAGCTCGGCAAGTGTAGTTTGTGCATTGAAAGATGCAATAATTTTATTGACCAATTCTGAATTTATTTCTGAAGCATTATCTCTTTTTCCGTGGTCATTGGTAGCGTCAGCATCTTTTGTGTCGTCAATGCAGAACAAGCCATTAAGGGCATACTTGCGTGAGTAAGATGAACAAGCTCCTGTAACTTGGGCCGAGTCTTGCCCTTTCTTTTCGTCAGCTTCACGTGCAAAAGCACTTACTTCTAGCCACTCTCCTGTCTCAACACTAATTAAGCGAGCAGTAGATCGAACGTAAATTCTATCCCCGATCATTGAGATGTCGTCACTTATAGTTAACGCAAGACTGTTTTGAGCAAGAAGAGGTTTAACTGCTTCTAAAATGCCTTCCGCATTGCGATAATTGTATTTAGCAAAAGCGTTAAATTGATCTTTGGGGCATTTCAAGTCACGTTGGACTTTACATAGTTTATGAGCAATGTCTTTCATTTTTTTATTTTTGTGTTGGTTGAGTAAGAGCTTTTTCTATTGTCCATCCTCTGCTGATTCTTGTGCGGATGGTTTGTCTTTTAATGCCAGTGGCTTTTTGCCAATCTAGTAAATGCTTTGTCTGATTATTGTGTGTTAAATAAATGGTGTTTTCTTTATTGTTAGCATTCATTTGAGGAGTTACAAATCGGCAGTTTTCAGGTGAGTATCCTTTGTAATTTTTGATTCGATCAAGTTGAAGACCTTGTGCGTATCCATTGTTTTCAGCCCATTCAATAAATGCTGCGGCTGAAACCCATTCTTCACATACGGATATTTTCTTTTCTTTGTATGATTTTGTTTTTGGATAGTTACCTTTGCATCTTCGATGCATTTCTTTCCAGACTTCGTGAATTTTACTTCCTGTTTTTCCGTGCTTAGTGTAACTTCTTTTCATGAATGGGTGAATAATTACTCACGCTTTTGAAGTTGTCAATTGTTTTTTTATTAATTTTCTGATTTGAATTGAGGACAACAATGCGCAAATCCACAAAAAGAATTACAGTAGGTCTTTTCTCCTGCTCTTTTCTCAATGATTTCTCCAGGTTTAATGTTTTCATCAGCTTCTGCTTTAGTGTCATAGACCCTTCTTGCTCGTTGTGCATCTGGTTTCTTGACTGCAAAAGTGTCTGGCTTTGCCCATTGTTCATCTAAGGTGCATTTCCTTGAATCCCCAAGCGAAGCTCTATGATGCTCCATAACACTGCTATAAATTAGCTTATTAGCATATTCTTCGTCATAAGGATGAATGAATGTTCTGATTGGTGTCTTTGGATACGATGGATCAACCTTGCTTAGCATGTATTTCCAGTCTCGCTGGAAGTAAGTTACTCCTACATACTCGCATTTGATTCCATTTCTTATCGCCAACCAAGCATTCATTTGAACCTGTTTGTAATGTTCATCTTTTGCTTTCTCTTGAACGCCTCCAGTAGCTTTGTAATCATAAAGGCAATTGTCAGCCCAAAAATCCATTTGCCCTGAGATAGTGACTGACTGATTTCCAATTACGATATTAGCAAAGTTTCTTACTTCAGCTAGTTCTCCATTCTCTGGACGCGCATACTTCTCAAGAATACTATGGATTGCTGTGCCTAGGAGAGCCATGAAGGACGAATACTCGTCTTTTACGGGTTGTGAATGCATAGCGAGGTAAGTGCGCTGTGGCGGCCCCACAAGCTGCGTGACGGTGTAGTCTGAATTGCCTTTGTTATAGTCGCTTGCTGCTAGTGCGCGAGCAAACGGTGCTGGTAGTGATGAATTGGACATTAAATAGATTGTTGGTGTTGAATTATGATGTATTGATTGTGGACTAGTCTGGCAATATGATTACACAAATACTGTTCGTATCTGCGATCTTCATCTACGTATCCATCAATGTGAGCAAACTCTTCAATTAACGTAGAAGTAAGATAGTCTTCTCCACTGGCAAAAGCTGATTCTGTCAAATTAACTTCACCATTCATTACAAAAGCAATTAACTTAGAATCAATACATCTTACTTTTTTGATTTTGTCGCAAGTGTTTATACCTGCTGATTTGATTTTGGCAACTGCATTTGCAATCATTATTTTTTCGTGAATAGATGGTTCTAAAACTTCAAATTGATATTTTTTACTTTTCAAAAGCATGGAAGCAACTTCCTTGTTCATTTTATGAGGGTTCTCATTAAACAGATTAGTAGCTGTTTCCTTAAAGACATCGCACCAATCATGAATTTCCGGGAAACTGCATTCTCGTTCTTTGCCTTCTGCTGTAAGAAACTTAGTTATTAAGCTAACATTTGTTGACTTTGCAATTGCTCTGCCAATATCCCACATTACGCTCCATTGGCTCTTTAATGTCCTATCCTCTGTAAGCTGAGTTTTTGTTTTTAGATTGTAGCCATATGTGAATTCTTCTGCTACTCCAACAAAGATCCCACGATAAAACCATTTAGCTGAGTGCTTATCTGACAACATCTCAAACTCTGGGCAATCTTCTTCTATCTTATAGCTTTCTTCATTGAGGATGTATTCTCCAATATTGGCCATACAAGCGGCGATCTCTTCGCTTTCGATTATAACTACACTTGATCCTCTATCTGCGCTTACAGGGGCATCTGAGACGATTGTGCTACCATTCTCGTCAACAGTGTTTGAATACAACTCTCTCATTACTGTCCAGTCGTCCCAATGCTTGCCTAAATCAGTAGTGTATGGCATTTGTTTGTCATTGCACATAACTAAAGATTTTTCCTCACCCCTGAAATCTATCTTTTTTGAAGTAAATTTATAGGTTTCAATTAATCCATTGTTATTGTTTACAATAGTGATTGGCCAATTACGTGAGACGCAAATTGCAATGGCATATTTAAGCCCAGTTCCGTAATAACCTATGGGAGAGTCTGAGTTTGGTTTCGCCGTCATCGCCATAATTTCCCAACTTAATGGATTTATGACTGTTGGTGTGATAAAGTTAATGAAATTTTTCATAATACAAAATAATCAAAAGGAACTATTTAACAAATAGCGTGTCTATAAGAGCGATTAATCATGGCGACTGGCGCCCAAACTTCAGTTATGTGGAGTTTTAATTGATTTCCGTTCATGTGGTAACAAGTAGAATTTTCTTCATATGCTATTTCTGCAATAACTTCTAAGCCATCATCAGAAATTGACGTTATTCGGCACGGAGCCATATAGCAATATAGGTTCTTTCCGTCAGTAATAGAATGAACAATTGGTTTACCAACTTCGCAATATCCATCAATTGATTCATAGTCAACTAATGGACCGTTCCACTCTGGCCAACAGATCTTTAGGATTTTGCGATGCTTTTTAACTTCTTCTTTATCTTCATGAATAATCTTTTGAGCAGTTGCCACAGCTTCTTCTTTGATGAAGAAGTCAAACATTGGGGTGTCCATAAGTTAAACTAGATCAAGGATTGATCTCCCTGACATCATCATCATTAAAATATAAGGATGTGGTTCCTTATCTGGTGTGCCAAACATATATCCCAATAAGAAACTAAACTCTACAGTAGCTGCTTGTTTTGTTCTCTCGCCGCTTTTAGTTTTTTCTACTACTCCCGCTTGAGAAAAGACTTTTCTCAATCTTTCTTTTAAGGGTGCAAATTGATCTTCTTTTGTAATTGGTTCTTCAGTCATATTTATTATTTTACTTCTAATGTTTGTTGTTGGATTTTACCCACTTTAAGCATCCAAGGATCAGGATTTTGAAGCAACGGCCTGAGCCAGTCTTGAACAGTTGGAATATAACCGCAGTCTTCTGTTACATGCTGCTCTGATAAAAGCTTCACTGGTATTTTTTTGCCATGACTATTTGTAATGTAATGACCAAATACTAAGATTGACTGTTCAACTCCTTGTGCGTGATGACGTAAGGCTCTATGAGTCCAGTTACCAGTCAGTTGCTTTGTCTCATCAAACCATTGATGTAGGTCAATGTAGTCTTCTGGAGTGCCGCCCCACTTAATGCAGCTGCTTTCAGCGTGTTTGTAAGGAGTCATAATACATCTAGTTTTACAGAGCCTTGATAAGTATCAGTTCTTTCCATAGTCCATTCCATATGGCTCACGGTATTATTAACAAGATCATATTCAATATTATCTCCATAATCAGTTCCGTCTCCAGCGCCATTATATGGATAATGATCATCTGCCCATTCATATAACTCATCTCGCAGTTCTGGGCTGTAAGGATATGTCTGAATTTCTAAATTCCCGCAATCGCTTCCACCTGATAATTCAACAACAAATTGTTTAATTTCTGCTGCAAGTAGTTTTTGATGTAGTAGTTTTGGTAATGGTTGTATAGTCATTTTGTTTTTGGTCTATAGTTGTATGGGTATTCCCCGTAAAAAGCTTTATAATTTTCAATAACTTCCATGTTTGTATGAGTGCATGACCCATCTTTCCACATGAGGGTTACCTTTTCTTGGTTTTTAGGTCTAGGTTTTTCTTTAGTTATTGCATTGCTACTCATGTTTAATTTAGTTGGCTAAAAAAGGTGGCCGATGCGCGCGGCATTATGACTTTTCATCTTACAGTGTGTCGCTAGTATTACGTTTAGCTGTCCAGAGGTGAGAATTATTAGAGTTTCATCCGATCGACCTTTTATGTTCCTGCTTACCGTATGCAGGGCTAGCTTGACGCTACTAGCGGGTCCATCAGGAATCCTCTTTATCAGTGAGTTCCTAATGCCTAAGGCAGCGTCTTTCCGCTGTGTCTTTGTGGTGATGTGCTACTACGCTAAAGAGAAGATCGACCTTACCATTTACGGGGTGTCTCACTACTTAACCAAGGGAGCCAAACGAAACTCGTTTTCAGGAAAGCTATCCCATTGCTTTAGTGATTAGCGAAATCACCTTGCATTGATAAATGGTTCTCACGGTAATCAAAGCCGAATTACATTTACCCTCTGAACTTTCACATGATTGATGCTCCTCTCACATGCTACAACGTCACGATTTGCTCTTGTCCCACTCATTATAGGATGGCTGCTTCTAAGCCAACCTTTCACCACACTCGCACCCACTGTTCAGGTCGCTCAACATCCACCCAAGCTTGCTGTTGGACGTATATCCTAAGTAGAGACTTACAGGTATTGTTTACTCAGTTGCCCTCAATGCAATAAGCGCGAGTGTAGTGACATGCTAAACGGCATGTCAGCGTTTATCGAACATGTTGATGCAATCAACCTTGCGGTGATTGATCTTTTCTATTCGGAATATTAATTAATTACACAATCATCTAAAGCAAAGCTAATTTCAATTTATTTAGTTTTAATTTTTATATTTTTATTTGCTTTTTTGATTTTAGCCAACTAAAGTTTGCTTGTGGACAGAACTGCCATAATGAAGAAACTTGGATTGCAAGGTTTTAACAAGCCAAAGCGAACTCCATCACACCCAAAGAAATCTCATGTAGTCATGAGTAAAGAGGGCGACAAGACTAAGCTGATTCGTTTTGGTGAACAAGGTGCTAGTGTGGCAGGAAAGCCTAAAGCTGGCGAGTCTGAGCGAATGAAGGCAAAGCGCAAGTCGTTTAAGGCTAGACATGCACGTAACATTGCAAAAGGAAAGATGTCAGCGGCGTGGTGGGCCTCAAAAGTCAAATGGTAGTATAATTTCTTATGATGAATAAAAAAATGGCCGGATACGGCAAACCGATGGTAGCAGCTAAATCAGCTGTTAAAAAAGTGGCTAAGAAAATGGCTCCAGCAGCTAATAAACTTGCCAAGAAGATGAAATAATAACCTAGCGTAGCCTCGTAACTGGGGCTGCGCTTTTCTTTTTATGAAAAACACTAAAAGCACAGTTCAATTTGTTAAGCAACCAAAATCAATAGCTAAAAAAACATCAACATATCGACAGTAAGTTTACAAAAAACTTAAACTAATGATATGGCTTTTCCTTTTTTGTCTTTATTGGATTGGCTTCTATGCGATTCTGTGTCTATTGGAATGAAACACAACAAATCTCCTAATTTATTAATACCAGCATTGGATAACTTGTGGCGATATGACTTTTTGTTTCTATCGTTTCTTGTTTCTTCTGAGATAAGCGCCCACTGTGAGCGTTTTAGCTGCCCTGCTGCTGTCTCTCCTGACATTCCAAGGACTTTTGACACTTCTGTAGACGTAACCCACTGATCTGTCTCTCCAACCAGTTCTGCGATAGCCATTAGCATGAAAGCTTCTTGGTAATTAATAGCGTTTTTGTTTATGTTTCTTGCAAAACAGTTTAATGCTTGTATTTTGTTCATTTTTTTGTTGGTTAATATTGTTTTTTATATGTTGCTATGTCCATTAGCTCTTGAATGCCAATTATTTTGAAATCTAACAAGTTATTTACTGTTTCAATGCCTTTTGCGTTAAGCCAATAATACGACTTGTGGACTTTGCCTGTTTTTCTACGCTTGAATTCGAGCCAGAACTTTAGCCGACTAATCGTTGATCTCATTTCCATGCTGGTCATTAAGTTAACCTCAGCTTGAGTAGCTTCAGGAACTAGCCCAATTGCTGCTTTATTAGCGCATATACCAGCAACTGCCACAATAATGCAGGCTTCTTTGACCGTTAAGCCATAAGCCATGCTGTTTCGAGTGAATGATGTTATAGCGTCTATTTTGTTCATGATATTTCTTGATCAATTGGTGCTTGTCTTGCGTATAAAGTATCACCATCTACCAAAACTGAATAATTACCAACATCTTTACTATCAGGCAACAATGGCAACTCAATAGTTACAACTCTTGCGCAATACAGTGAGGTGTTTGCTATTTTAATAACTTCTTCATTAGCTTTTTCTGGCAATCCTGTTCTCCATGGATAACCAGTGTTGCTCATGTGCATTGTCCATATTGTTGATCCTCTTGGTCTGACGAAGATAAGGTGTATTTTTCTTAGTTGCATAAGTTTGGTGTGACTAGGTTCCATATTTCTTTTCTAAGTCTTCTTGATTTTGCTTCTGACTCTTCTAGCATTTCAGTGAATTTGATTAATGCGTTTGCTAATTTGCAATAATTGCTTGCTAATTCGCCAGCTTCTTCAGCATTTAGCAAAATGTCTTCAAAGCCATTATTAATTTGTTTGTAAATGTTAATGATAATATCTTCACGATTCATAATTTATTCTTTCTTATACTGTGTTTTAACTCAATTAATTCATCTTCAAGTTGTTTGATTCTCTTGGTTTGGCTTGCAATTATTTCTTTAGCAAATTCGTCAGCAAAAAGCCTTTTGTTTTTTGGAATTGATTCGTTTAAGCGATCATATTTAGACGCAATAGCATTAAGCTCGCGTTCTAATTCTCTGCATAAATCAAGAGTTATTGGCGCACTGCTCCAAGAATCTTGCCATGATTTGAAATAAGCATCTGTCCTAGGTGTGTCTTCAATCATTTTTCTTCAGTTTGCAAGAAATAATTAATAGCTTTCCGTCTACTGATTTCACGTCTAGCCCATACATTTTCAGCACTACCTCCAGCGCGTCCCGTTGTTCTTTAAGCCTGATAAGGTTAGACCTGCACTCGGTCGCGTCATGGCCATCGAGTAACTCAGCTAGGCAGTTGTAGTCCTTTTGTGTTTCCATCAGCTCCTCTGTCGCATCGGCAAGCTCGAGTTCTAGATTTTTGCTTAAGCGTTTAGCGCATTGCAAATGCTCTAAATAACCGCTAAAGTGCTGCCATACGGAATCTGTTCTTGGTGTCTCGTTCATTTTGTTTCGTTTGTTGGTTATTCAGAACATTCCGCATCAGGCAACTCTGGGCGTGCCTGTGCTTGGCTGTTCGGCTGAATAAATTCGTGCGGGAACTCCTCGCTGAATCCGTAGTGTTCCCTGAACTCTTCCCCCGTCATCGGATCGTTTTTTGCAGCCACCAATCCGTCTGTGGCATCAACCGTTTTCAGGACATATCTGCGTTCCATCTTATTGCGGTCGATAGTGACCACAAAAGGCCACGGTGGTGCGCAACCTTCGGGCGCGTCGGAGTTGGTTTGTGTTTTCATAGCAAAAAAGAACGCCACGAGACCTGTTGCGCGGGGGCAAGGAAGGTTTCTCGTGGCTAGGTAAGTATTTTAACATGGAAAATCAGCATTGCAAGCCTAACAATTTGCGCATTCCTCGCATACGTCATCATTTTGTTCTGCTAATGTTTTCCAAGATAAAAAAAGCTAGCTTATCTCTACCGTAAAAGCAATTATCGCAAAAACAGTTACTTCTTGGCAATGGCTTTTCTGATTCTTCCAAATAAAAAAGTGCGTTATTTGGATTTCTTTCATCATACACGCAAAGATATGTTAGTATTTCTTCGATGTTCATGCTTCATCCTCCTGTTCGCGTTCTCCCATGAAATCGTGCATCTGCTCGATCTTGTCCATTTTCATCTGCCATTCCCACTCGTCGTTCTCGCGGTTGAGTCGATCTGTTAGGTTTAGCATTGACACGGCATAATTTGCTTCTGGTTCGTTCATAGTTGTTTTAGTTAAAGTTAGAACATGTCGATGCGCTCAACCTTTCGGTGAGCGATCTTTGCTGGTCGCGTGGAAAGATTCTAGCGCGTCACGGATCAGTTCCGCTTTGCGTTTGCATGAGGTCAGGCAGATTCGATCTTGCCCCCGATGGTCGCCCACTTCCCATTCGTGCCACTTTTGCAGCGGGGCTAGATTTTTCAGCAGGTAGCCGGGCTGAGCGATGAAGAAACGCGAACAATGCACGGCATGAGCGGATTTCTTCTTCGTGGTTTTCGTGGCTTTTTTCGCGCTCATGTCTGTGCTGTGTCGATCATAAACAATCCTCCTCTGCAATCTCATCCATTGTTGGTAATTTGCCTTTTTTATCGCCAAACTCTGAAGCATACGCTTTTTCATTTTCCGTTTGAGGTAGTTCGCCGCAAAATTCGCATCGTTTTTCTTTGAATGATTTCGCAATCTCGGAAAGCTCGCGCTCTAGTTGCTTGGCGTGGTCTTCTAGCTCTATAATGTAATCGAGAGCATTTCTTTTGCGTTCTTGAGTCGGCTTTATAGCGTCCGTTCTCGGTGTCGGTGTGTCGTTCATAGTTCGTTCGGGGTTGTTATTTCCCAAGGCAGCAGCGTTTCATCAGCTTTTTCTAGGGTGTCGCATGATAGGTCGCGGTATTTCTCGGCTAGGCGACGCGCTTCGTCCCGCTGCTCGGTGACGGCGGTAAGCTCGCGTTCTAGGAATTGCCTTTTATCATCAAGTTCTATCCACGCTTTACGCAGTCCTCTTGATTCAGATCTTTCGGCATTTATCGCACCGTGGTCTGGGTCGTTACATTCATTCATAGTTCGTTTTAGTTTGTTAGATATTTATTTTTTGATTGGAAAATTCGCCCTGTCGTGATTCTCTGGGCTAGAGTGTTTTTAACCGTCATGACTCGGTGCTGGAGTTATGTGCGACTTCTGAAGAATCGCGTATTGTAGCTGTTTCCTGGCTTCGCCTCGCGGAACTCTACGCCTTCCATTAGACTACTTCCATGATCCGATTCGACTTTTGCTCTTGAAAGCCATAAGTCTCTCTTGAATCCTACAGAAGATACTAGGTACTTCTGCTCATCTGCATTGAAGCCTACTATTTTTTTATCGTAGTAGACTGTTCCTATTTCTAGCGGTGTATCGTCAAATATGCTCATGGTCGTGCGTTGGTTAATTCTATAGCATTGTTTTAGATGTTGTCATATACAGAAAACCATTTATCAGGAAAATCACAAGGTTCACTACAGTATTTACAGTTTGGACATGTGATTTCTTCCGCATACATTTTGTGTAGTAGTGTGAATCCGCAATTGCCGCAGGTTACCATGTTGACACTTTCTAGTTTGTTAATTGCTTTTACTAAGCACAGCTGTTCGTCTACTAATAAGTTTGTTTTCATAGTTTGTTTTTGCCTAGGCTCAGCGTCTTTGCCTGTTCGTACACAAAAAAAGGGAGAGACGGACTAGCCGCCTCCCCCAAACACTACACACGGAAAGTTTATGGTAGGTCTTCTGTTGCTGGAGCGCCACCTTGACCGATGGCTTTTAGATACAATGCAGATGCAATAAGCTCTTCATAAGCTTCATTGTCCATGATCTCCATCGTTGCGATATGGCGTGGTGGCATACAGCCTGACGAACGACCACCTCCCGGCAGTGCTTTGTCCCATGCGCGAAGCACAGTGACTTTGCCAAGCGCGCAAGCAACGTCTAGCGGCAGTCCTGTCGTGGTGATTGATTCACCAGATCGGGCTGCAATCTGTAGCTCTACTTGTGTTGGTGTTGTCAGTCCGAAGACTACCTTAGCACCAGCAATCGCGCTAGGCATAATGTTTTTTAGCACGTTGAATTCAGCTTCATCACGGCAATGGATTAGTTTGTTTACGTTTGACATATTTGTATTTAGTTTAGTTTGTTGAGTAGCGTGTATTTGACGGAATACGCAACCTCCGTTGTAATTAACACTTATCAATTACATAACCACCTCATGCGAAGCTTTCTTTTCGCTTTGCAATCTTTAACGCTTTTGGCAACGAACCAGTCAGTGTCATGGCTGATACGATTGCGTCCAGTTTTGGATAGTCGCGCAGGCTAAACTGTTTTGGTTGCTTAGCTGGTGCTACTCCACGTTGACCTAGTGCATTTACGCATTGGCTACTAGGCTTAGCCCATATGTGTGATATGGTTTTGCTTGGGATTGCTGGACTAGTTATCGGCTCTGAGAACTTCTGAACTGGGGGAACATACAGTGTGCTTTCCAAGAATTTAGTCTGGCTAAACGGATTTGGTGCTGGCATGAAATACTTTTCATACGTTGTGGTAACGCCCATGATGTTTGTAGTGACATTGCGCGTTGAACCCTTCATCTGGAACAAAGGCTTTTCTTTTACCTCTGTATAGCAATACGCTTGAGTGTCTTCCAACGCATCGTATTGCTCGTTGTGCATCATACGTGCTACGTAGAACGCTTTTTCGATGTTTCCGTCATATTTCTTGACGAGACGCATTGCTGTTTGCTCTACGCGCTGATCAATGATGTCATGGTAGTCTTGTGACTGATATGTTGGAGAACCTGACATGAAGTCAATTAGGTCACCATTTTCAGCAGCTAACTCCATCACCAACATTTCTGTCGGGGACATGGTTTCTGTGTCTAGTTTGTCAGACATGGCTTCTACCATCATCTGAGCCTGATGATCACCATCGAACTCGTAACAGTATTGCAGCGAGTGCTCTGAGTCATCCTCTTCGATTATACCCTTGATTAAGGCATACTCTACTTCTGACACAGAATTGGATGGATGGTTTGCGTCCGTAGATTTCACAGTGCCTTCCATTGTTACATGGAAAGACGCTGGTGTTATCTTAGGGTCGCGCATCATTGTTATGAGGACAATCCATTGATTTCCAACACGCATTGCTGTTGATGTCGCAATAAGGTCTGTATCACCAACAATCTGTTGTGCAACACGATTGAAGTCACCACCAATTGATCTTCCAAGGCGCGTAGCAACGGATTGCAATGCACTGTTTGGATTGTTGTGCATGATTGGAGAGTATTTCCCATCCTGTGCTCCAAGGTCAACTCTGATCGAGCCGTGCTTGAAGATGTAACGTGCGGGGCGATGATAAACCGTATTGTTTACCAAGCCACTACGTGTAACTGGACGCTCATATGGAGGCCATAAGCAAGTTTCTAAGTCATTCCACTTGCCATTAACTTTAGAGCTAACGGTGATGGATTGATGCGACTTACGCAGATTAGCCGCTTTCCATTTCTCTAGCGATTTGTGCGAAGCAATCACACCAAACACTATGGATATGGCAATCTGTGGATGGTAAGGCTCTTGTGAGGCAACCTCCATTAACTGGCGGCGAACTCGTGATGGGACACCACCAAACTCCTTAACTATCCACTTCCGCGCATAGCTAGGTAGAAGCCCTGTTTTAAGGTGGGCGTATTCCTGTTCGCTGATTAAGTTTTGATCATGTAGGCCAGCGAAACCCGCATAATTTTCTGTATCGTGTTGTGTATTCATAGTATGTAATGCTAATTTAACCTATAGCGAAGCTTCTTCTTGACAACCATTGCCAATTTAGTAAGCTAACGCTATGGGAGATTCTATTCAGCCTGTCCGTAAGGGACGACCACCAAAGATCGCAGATCAAGTTTGGTTGGAAATTGAAGAAAGGTTTATATCTGGTGACAGTTCTTTGAAAGACTTAGCCATTGAGTTCGGGCTTAAGTATCAAACTGTCTTGTCACGAAGCAAAGATAAACGCTGGCTTAGTGCTCAACGTGTGTCTCGTGCATTAACCCGCACTGATTTACCCCCAACTGATACAGCAAAGCAAATCGCAGATAAATGGGCGGCGAGAAAAGAAGAGTTTAGAGAGAAGTTATACAAAGGAACAACTAGAGCATTAGACTCATTCTGGCTCATGTCTCCTATCCCTCAGGACTTTGCGGAGGCGGAGAAAGCTATGAAGATGCTTGATAAAGCCATCAACCCTGAAGAAGGTAAGTCAGATGGTTCTATCAACCTCAGCATTCTTACCAATGGCTTCAACCCAACACCAATCATTGATGTTTAGCCAAGTTTAGCGTAGCATTGATTATGGCTATTAAGCTGATATGCTCAATAAAGGCAAAGAAACAGCTAAAATACGCCTAAACAGAGCACACAATGGCACTTTCTAGCCCACTTTGACCACTGACTAGGGTGGAGACAGCGGAAACGTGTTACCCCCTGCTTAAATCGGCTTGTAGGAGCACTGTGGGCATGGATGTTTAGATGGGATTGCCCTAGGTATTTGCCTGAATGTGGTGATGATGTGTGGTTTATTGGGGGAATAGCAGTACAGATCAACCAAACACTGGTTTATTGCAGTAGCAAGGGATTTTGTGTTTACGCCCCGTGTGGAGACAAGTCTTGCTGTACTGTTGCCTTAGATTATTGTTGTTACATTGTATTCTTATTAATGAAGACAAGTATCCTTACAACCTCCCTAGTGCGTTCCGAATGAAAAGCATTATCTACTCGGAACTTTCTACGTCCATTAAAGAACGACACCTTAGGAGTCAACCTCCTGCCAGCTTGTTTAGTCTCCCGCTGACACCCGTTAGCCGCTTTCCAGCTGTTCAGGTCTAGTTGAGAGTGTGGAAGATTCACGTCTTCTCGCGTAGCCCTCTCTTTTATACTGTGATCGGGGAGCGAACAGTGGGCAATGAAAAACCCGTCCGAGATACTACCTTCGAACGGGCTTTCCAACCATGAAACACAAGCACGGAAATCTTTGTTATACGGTAGTATCGCAAGAACGAGCAACGATTAATGCATTAATAGTAACTTGTCAACATTTATTTTCTTTGCCTGTTGCATTACCACCAAGGGCACTATTAGTGACCTGTCTTTGCCTGCTGATCCTGTGCTGTTAGAGAATTGGATAAGTTAAGTTGTTCTCTGTAATGCGCTTTGCACCCAGACCTAAGCCCACAAGGTTGTTACGCCCTGTGAGCTACGGTCTGATTACAACTCTACATTACGGAGAGGAACAGTCATGTCACCCCAGCGACTGAAGAGCCTGAAGAGTGTAGACTTCCTGTGTTGCGATGGAACTTTGAGCAATGTGATAGGCTCAGACTTAGGCTTACGCCCTTGTAGGTATTCCATTGCCGCCAACTGACCCACTGCACGCAGGTTTCTTTCTTGTTTATTATTCATATTCTTTATTCCTTAACCTCCTTGAACGGAAGGAGTAACCGAGTGTTGCCGTGTTGACACCACCATTGCTGTCCACTTTAGTCTGGCTAAAATGAACAGTGTATGGAAGCATTAAACCTCTTGATACAGCTCAAGGAACTTATCAAGAGAGTGCGTCACAGTCGCCCCAGTGCTCTCGTTAAAGCACAGGACAACCCAATGTAGGGTGGCATTCACAATCCTCCCTCGTCTCGCCGTCAGCTTAGATACCCATAAGGAACCAATGCTTGGCGTATCAATTAATGGTTGATCAACCTGCTTGTTTATAATCTCAAGCATTCTCTCAACCCAGTCATCATCAGTGTAATCCATAGTTAAATACTCTGTTTTAGCCAACTAAAGTGCGCGAGCAAACACCTTAGCTTCTACTTAACCTTAAGCAGACTACAACCCACCACCATTGGCTGATGATGGGCTGTGTGTCTGATTATATTCTCACTCTGAAAGTTGCCAATTTTTCTGAGTGAACTACCCTTACTTCATTAGCTTTCGTATGTGGGAGCGCTTTGGAGCTAGTTGATATTTCGACCCCCCATGGAGTATTCTCCTGAACCTGCCACCTATACCCAAGGTGATCGATCCAGAATGCCCACTCTTCTACACTTAAGTGTTCAAGTGGCAGTGTTTGAGCATTAACAGAGTAGTCAAATCCAAGCAACTCCTTGATGTTTTCCGTAGTCATATGTGTATATGCAACTGCATGTGCGCGGTGCAGAATCCAATCACTGCACAGATAACCAACATCGCTGGTCAGGCGTTGCTCTCCCCATTAGAACTGAATAAGGGGCAGGAAATTCGTGCCAGTTTAGAGACATGGCTGGTCTCGATGGAGGCTACTCCCACATCTCTTTAGATGTGTAGTCCTCGCTTGCCCAATCAGGCACTGGCTCAAACTCGACTGCCTTAGCAGCCTCATAGCTACCAAGTTTGCCCAGTTCGGTTGCCGCCACTGAAGCAATCCGAAGATCGCCAATGGCAATTGCGTGTGCTTGGATGCAATGCCCAAGCTTTTGTAGTTCACTAGTCATATTCGTGTATGGTTTGGTTCAAGCTGGCCTACCAACGTGGTAGGTTGCAGCGAGAGGAATATGACGCAACCCCCATCACCTTTCGGTGACAGGACGCTTTGGGCTTAATGTCTGTTTAACGTCGCCCAAACGACGGAGTAGTTTTAACGCCTTGCTCAGGGCGAAGTCTTACCAATTACGATCTATCAAGCAACGCTTAATGATCTCTGATATTGTCTCATCAATCTCATTGATTGCGTGATTGATGAAGCCTGAGCCTGAACCCATTCCTGCTCTCACGCTTCGGCAGTCAGCCTCGTGTCTTTCTTCAAACGGGAACGATCCTTTAGGTAGTAACGCTCTCAAGCCTTCCTTCCTTGCTTGTAGTTGATTGATCGCTAACGCGGCTGTCTCTGGTAGTTGTAGTGTAGTATTCATATGTGTGTGTGTTGTGTGTGTAGTCTGAGGGGCGGCGGGTGTCACCTGACTCCCCTACTCCGCTGCATCGACTACACAGATGGAACAGAAGGTTTATGAGAAAATTTGTGAAAAAATTCATGAAAAAATTCTAATAAAAAAATCCAACTAAAAAAATCCCTTGAGTGTGTAGGGGGTATGGGGTAATAAGGGTGCATGGATAAGTATGGGTATAGCTGGCCGATGGGGGTGAACCAGTTAACGATTGAGTTGTGGTGCTATGCGCACAGGAGTTGTGGTGTTGATGAGAAGTGGGGGCATTTTAAGAACATAGTTGATTTGGCATTTAATGGTGAGGGGAGTATTCGGAGGGTTGTTTGGAACAAGTGGACAGACAAGATGATTCGGAGTGCGATTGGTGATGGTGGGAAGAAGAGGTTTTTGGGAATTGCTGGTTGTTCGTCTAGTGGTAAGAGTGATGGATTTGCGTTGTATGCTTTGGTGGAGTTTTGGAGTAGGCCAGCAGACACGTATGTGTTTGTGATGAGCACGACAAAGGCAGATGCTAGGAAAAGGATTTGGAGAAGTATTACGCAATTGTTTACGCAAGCGCAGAGGATGGGATGTCCGGGCAAGTTGGTTGATAGCCTTGGGGTGATTCAGGGGGTTAACAAGATGGGCAAGCTGACAAGGAACAGTGGGATTGAGTTGGTGGCTGCAGGGAAAGCGGAGGCTGGAGAGGCAAGCAGTGGATTGATTGGTATTAAGAGTCCTAATGTTGTAGTGATTGCAGACGAGATGCCAAACCTTGGAGATGGTATTTTGGAAGCTGCTTGGGATAACCTTACGTCAAACGATCGGGTGTTCTTTGGTGGGTTGGGGAATCCGAATTTGTTTAGTGATCCATTTGCTGATTTGTGTGAGCCTATTGGTGGCTGGGCTACGATAACAGAAGATGATGAGGATTGGAAAACAAAGTATGGAACATGTATTCGATTTAATGCTGAGAAGAGTCCTAGGATTTTAGAACCTGATGGAGAGAAGTATTTCTGGCAACCAGACCAACAGTATTGCGATAGGATTTCTGAAGCTAGGGGTGGGAAGAAGAGCCGAGGGTATTACAGGTTTGTTAAAGCATTTTGGTGTCCTGAAGGTGCTGGCAATACAATTTACCAAGAGAGTGAGTTTCTTATTAACAAGGCAACAGAGAATCAAGAACCTGAATGGGATGGGACACCAATTGTAATTACTTCGCTAGACCCTGCATTTACTCGTGGAGGTGACAGGGCATACACAGGCATTGCTAAGATTGGCAAGGTTGCAGGACGTGACCACATGCACGTCTGTCAATACAGGGGGCTAGAAGAGGACACTTCTGATAAAAAAAATCCTTTGTCCCATCAATTAGTAATTCAATGGAAAGAGTTGGCTACAGATTGGGGAGTAACGCCATACAGGGCGACGCTAGACGGCACAGGAAGCGGGATTAGTTTTGGACACATAGTTGACGCGCTTTGGAGTCCTGCTGTCTCTAAGGTCAATTTTAGCTCAAAGGCTTCAGGAAGAAAAGCGTTCTTCCGTGGGAAGGAGGTTGAGTATTACAACAAGAACAGCGAGTTGTGGATTCAGCCAAAAGAGTTTATTCGTGGTGGGCAGATAACGGGAGTCAGCAAAGAGTTAATGAAGGAGCTTTGCACACGGCAGTATTACTCAAAAGAAACTGAAAAGCTGCGCGTAGAAAGCAAGGACGAGCACAAGAAGAACAATAATGGAGAGTCATGCGACATTGCTGATATGTTCCTTATGTTAGTGGATAAATCTATTGCTTTGGGAATGTTTCATTCCGAGGAAGTTAAGAACGTAACTAAGGTGACAGGAAAGAACTGGAGAAAATTAGTTAAGAAAAAACAAATAAATGCTTGCTGTGGTAGAAAATTAAGGTAATAAAAGCCCATGTCTTTTGTCGAAAGCACACGCGAGCTTGATATGATCGCTGATAACTTGAAGAGCATTAACCCCGAAACGGGTGCTGCTCCAAAGGAGCGTATGGTGACCCCAGCTGGTCTTAGATCAATTCATGGCAAGAACATCACTGATGATGAAGTTGGCTCCTATAATAGGGGTTTAGTGCAACAAGACATGGACTTTAGTCCTCCATTTGACGAGAATGAACTAAAAAACAAGGGACAAGGTGAAAGATTCAACTTCAACACTGGCGAAGCTGCTGCAATTAAGAATGAAGCAGTGTCTGGTTATGTTGACATCTATAGCACTCCTACTACTATTGCGCAGATACCATTGAAAAATGTTTCTGACCCAATGCGTAGCATGTATGAAAACATTCTTGCAGAAGAGTTCACTACTATTGACAGGGCTAATGATTCTTCTTTTCCTACATTCTTGCAACTTTGCGACATTTACGTAACTCATGGCGTTGCTGTTGGTTATTTTGAAGATAAGCAAACAATGCATTACAAGGTTGGTGGATTAGATCGGTTTAAGTTTCCACGCAAGACAACAATCATCACGAGCGACATGCCTATGTGTACTTGCTCCAGCACAATGAGCATCATTGAGCTTTACAGTAAGATCAATGGTGATTCACCACTAAAAGGCTGGGATAAGGATGCCGTGATCAAGGCAATCACAACTGCCGCTGGACAAACGGATACTAAGTGGAACGAGTGGGAACGCTTAGAAGAAGATTTAAAATGTAATGACGTTTATCTTGAGAGCGCAGTTGACATGATTGAACTGGTTTATGGTTGGGTTGTTGAATTTGACAAGAGCGTTTCATTCTACATTACAACGAAAAGCGGTTCTGACATTAACACAGCTAAAGGAAATGAAGGATTTTTATTCAAGGAAGTCAGTTACTATGAAAATACAAACCAAGCGTTTCAGATCTTTTCCTTTACTATTGGAAACAATGCTCGTATTCACTCCGTAAGAGGGTTGGGTTATTTAATTTATCAAATTTGCAATGCAATGAACGTCTTGACTTGTAAGATGATGGACAATGCAAGGATTGAGGGATCAATGGTTATTCAGGCTACTACGCAAGAAGACCTTGAAGACTTGGAAATTATTGACTTTGCTGGAGGCATTGCACTTCCACCAAACATTAATCTCCCAGCAAGATCACAAGCAAACAACCTCAACAACTCTATGATTCCAGCCATCCAGCTTGGTCGTGGACTACTTGATCGCGCTACTGGTGGACTCAGCGCTGGCAACATGATTTTATCTGGTCAGCAAGATCGACGCACAAAACTTGAAGTTAGTGCGCAACTTGATTGGATTAACAAATTAAACAGTTTTGCCATTAACTTATTTTATGGTCCTCTTGATAAATTGATGCGTGAAAAAGTAAAGCGCGCATTTACAGTTCGTCAACCAGACAAGGAAAGCCGTAGAATGGTAGATGAAATGAAACGCCGCTGTATTGAACGTGGCGTTCCAGAAGAAGTCTTTGGCATGATTGACTATGAAAAGGTCAAGGCACAGCGCATTATCGGCACAGGCTCAAGAGTTAGCCGTGTAATGATCTATGATCAATTGCAGCAAATGTATGCAAGCATGGATGAAGTAGGGCGTAAAAACTTTACCTTCGACGTATCTGCTGAACTTATTGGCGCTGACAAAACAATTCGTTACTTTGGTAAACCAGAAGAGCAACGTCTTCCAATGGATGCTAAAATTGCTGATCTCGAAAACACTCTATTGCTACAAGGCCAACAAGTTAATCCAATTGATGGAGAGATGCACATGGTTCATATTCCTCGTCACTTGGCAATCCTTGAAGAGTCACTACAAGGAGTTGAGAATGGTCAGGTTGATCTAATGCAGTATGCAACAACATTCTCTCCAGTTCATGAGCATCTTACTCAAACTCTAGAGATGACTACTGTGCAACCTGAAATCCAAGAACAGTATAACTCATTCCTACAAAGAACTCAACAAATTGGTGAGATCATTGTTAATGGTATTCGCGCTTACAACAAGCAGCAACAAAAAGCTGAAGAAGAAGCAGCCGCCGCTCAAGAGCAAGGACAACCACAAGATCAACAGGCTGGAGCAATTCAAAGTGCTTCTCAAGAAGAGCGCATGAAGATGCAAATGCAAGCTGAGATCCACCAAGAGAAACTCCGTCAAATGAGAGAAATCGGACAACAAAAAATTGTTCTTGAAACTCAAAAAGCTATGAGTCAAATCGCAGCTAAAGATGCTGAAGTAAAAGCAAAGCTGGACAGGATTAAAGCCATGGGCTAATAAACTTTATGACAGAACTAGAACAACAAGCATTAAGCAATATTTTAGCAACTCCGTTAATGGAGAAAACATTTTCCGAAATCACCCGCACTAGATGCAGGACAGATGTTGACACAATAGAAAAAGCCGCGTTATCGCAGGCTTACAACATGGGTATTTTAGCCGGGCTAAACGCATTTTACGAGTTAGCAAAAATAAAACAAACTGTTACATTAACAACTAGAAAACTAAAACATGAGTGAAGAAGTAAACGACGACGGGGGAGATATTGAAATTCTCAGAGCAATGAACGATTCATTTCCAGTGAGTGATGAGAATGCATTTCCTGATAATAGCGAGCAATTGGAGCAAGTCCAAGCACCAGAGACGCAAGAAAAGAAAGAAGTAGTCAATAAGAGCATTGAGCAACCTGATGATTCTAATTTAATTGACGAAGCTGATGAATTCCTTGCTTTGTCTGAAGATGAGAAAGCACCTGAGTATAGCGAAGAGTCTTTCAACAAAGAGACAGAAGAAATGTCAAAAGGCATGGACGCTAAAGCTGGAGATAAATTCCGAGCTTTGCGACAAGAACTTAAGGAGTATAAGGAAAAGAAAGTAGATGTCAAAGTTTCACCTGACATTGAATCTAAAATTAAAGATCTTGAGTTGAAGGCTGCTGAGGCTGAAGGCTTACGCCAACAAGTTGAAGAGCTTAGTTCGGTTAGTGCAAAGGTTAAGGTTGAGTCATCGCGTGAATACAAACAAAAGGTTCTTGAGCCAGCTGTTACTATTCTACAAGAGTCAGAAAAGATTGCTAAAGCTCATGATGTTGATGCAGAGGTGATTCATGATATTATTCGTGAACAAGATAGAGAGTTACAAATTGATCTTATCAATGCTCATCTATCTGGACTTAACGAGCTTGAGAAACAAGACTTGTATCGCATGATGTATGAATACCGCAATCTTGGAAAACTAAGAAGCGAGATGTTAGACAATGCATCAACAAAACTAAGTCAGATTGAGGCAGAGCAAATTGAGCAACAGAGCCAACAGTTTGAAGCTGAAAAGAAAGCAGTGCAACAAATTCAATCTAGTATCTGGGATAAGTATAAAACAATAATTCCGGGATTCACTAATGAAAATGGTGAAGCTACTGAGGATTGGTCTAAGTTGCGCAATAGATCATTGTCTATTGACTTCAGCAAAGCAGCAGGAAAAGATAAGGCATATGCTGCGTTTGCTGGTGTTGCGTTACCTCACGTAATCAAGGAACTCAACAATGCTAAGAAAATGTTACAGGAACTTACAGGCAAGGAAGCAAACGAAGTGTTGCGCCGACCAAAACTGGGGCAACCAATTGCGCAAAATTCTAGTGAACCAGAAGATTTCCTTTCCGCTATGAGAAAAATGAAATTTTAATTCTAATAAAAAAAGTTTTGACACATACTACTTTTCCAGATAATTGTCTCTCGAACTGTTAACTAATAACTAAAATAATAATATGCCAGCTAAAAAGAAAATGTCAGATTCTCAACTTAATGCCCACATGCAACAAATAGGTCATAGAAAACTTATGCTAGGACCTAATCCATTCCCATTTCGGGAAAAGAAATTTGCAGAGGAAAGCACAAAAAAATTACGAGAAAAACAAAGTATGCAAAAATCACAATCATTGGCTGGCCCATCCCGATCCCAGCTTTTACATGAACAAGAATTTGCTTCTCGTACAAAAGAATTAAAGGAGCGATCATCACCCTCTGCCTATAAGCCACCATCACCTCCTTCACGATCTTCACTCTTAAAGGCTCGCGGAACAAAATCATCGGCTACTCGTAAGCTAATCAAGTAATGGAGAAGAGATTCAAAAAAGTAATCACGAACCCAGCAACGGGACGCAAGAGAACCGTGAAGTTTGGGCAAGCCTAAGCAAGTATCTCGCCGTGCGGGTCGCAATGCTGCGCGAGCGAAAGCAGTGAAGTCTGGCATGGCATGCAAAGGAGACGGAAAGAATATTCATCACAAGAACAATAATCCCAAGGATAACCGTTCTTGTAACATTGCATCTGTATCAGTAAGCAAGAACAGAGGGTTTCCACGAACATCAACTAACAAACCGAAAGGAAGATTTCATTTCTGCTATGAGAAAAATGAAATTTTAATTTTAGTAAAAAAAGTTTTGACACATGCTGCTTTTTCGGATAATTGTCTCTCGAACTGTTCGAGGTGCATGGTTCTAAAAAGCAGCATTTTCCGTTGGCTCGGTCGTTATCCGTTCTAGTTGTTACT